ATAATAATATTTTGTATAATTGAAATAAAATAGGTAATGTCATGAAGCGTTATGAATCAAAATACAATCCTGCCGCTAAAGAATTAAGTGAATATTTAAATAAAAATGCAAATAAGCAAAATATCCGCATTAAAGTTCTTACCTATAAACAATTAGAGCAAGAATATATAGAAATGGCTAAGGATAAAAAAGCGGAAAGAGAGGCTTACGAGTGGATTGAAGGATGTATAGGTGATATATTATGCGAGAAGTAGAACGGGCGATCAAAGTGCAGTTATTTTTAAAATGAGTAGATATGGAGTAGCTAGAGGAGGTATGCAAACATCTAGCTTAAGTAATGATAAATATACTTGCCCTATATGTAGTAACAATTTTTCAGTGGGTCGTCCTAGAGGTGGTTTTTATGCTCATTTTACTCGAAAAAGTATTTTGCTATGTAATGATCAACATAAGAGGAAAAGAATAAAAAGGGAAGTTTGGCATTGTTTAGTAGAGGATGATGAAAAAATGGAATGAGGTTAAAAAATGAATATAGTTGAAGCTTTACAAAAAAAATTACCTTTAAATAAGGTTATAGATTATTTTGTAGAATACAATATACAGCATTCTTCTACAGCTAGCCGTCAAATGCAGTTTGCATATATAGGAACAAAAAACATAACCAGCGATAATTTTGGTAAAAATATTATAGACATATCATTAGCTGATCTTTTAGGATATGCCATAAACAAAGAAATCACAATTTTCGGACAAAAAACGCTAACTATATCAAATATACAACCTTTAAGTTCGGAAGATATAACTACTGATCCTTGGTTTTATCAAGAAAGTTGGAGTAACAACTATAGCTCTGTATATGATAAAGGAAAATTACTTTATATAAATTTACAGGTAAAAAAAGCTGATTTAAAACAACTAATAGAGAAGTACAAGATATCATGAACATAATTGAATGTGTAACACTTCATCAAGAAAAATTTTTAAAGAATCCATCAATATCTTATACGAGATTTAAGCGTCCTTATTCGAGATTTAAAGATGTTGGCTTCTGTGATCGTATCACACCCGACAGAGTGATAACTGTATACTACAATGGTGTCGTAAAAATAAAAACTACATATAAAGACGGAAGAAATGAAATAGAAGGCTTATTCGGTCAAGATGACATTTTAGCAAATGATTGGGAGGCAGTGGAATGAAAATAGTTGAAGAGGATAAATATATTGTATTTTTAATAAAATTATTAAAAAAAGCTAAGTTGGAAAATCTTTTTATAGAAAGATTTATTTCCAATATTAAATCTAGAAATATTGTTGTAGACGGATATTTTTCTTCAAACAATACTCCTGTAAAATTAGATTATGTAGATGATATGGGGAATTTACTTATTATCACAAAAAATGTCCAATATAGTTTGGATACATATCAGGAATATCTTAAAGAATGGATTAAGTTAAATGTAAAACAAATTTTTGGGATATTTTTAAATGACTCACATGTAAATATAGAACATCTAAAATTAGTTGGTAATGATTGGGTAAAGGTATTTAAAAGTACTACACCAACCTTAACACTAGACGATGTACTAGCGATTGATTGGGAGGTGGTAGAATGACAGGTAGAGATAAAATAGTTAGTTATGAAGAAATAACTGTTATTGAAACTCAAATTTTAGAAAAACGTATACTGGAACTTGAAAAATCCATTGAAATTTTGTTTAAATTAAATCACGATTTGGAATATAAATTAATTAATTTCAAACAATTGTTATTTAAACCTAAATATGACTAAAATCATTTATACATAAATACGAAAAGGAATATAAAAAATGAGAAAGTTTACGAAACAACAAGTAGATTTTATCTGCTATCAAATAGGAGAGTGGTATCTAGAATGGAAAAATCAGTTAGTTGATTATGATAATAAGCAACATAGGCTAGGATACGCCAAAGAATTATTAAAAGAAAGAATTTGTGGTGAAGAATATTATACGTTAGAAGATGAATATGATATTAATCCTAAGACCCGTCCTTGGGAAACTGAACCTGATTTTTTAGAATTTATTGACGAGGATACGGGATACAGATGTTTTATACAGCGGCATCCAGAATTAAAACACTTATGCGGGTACGTAGAATTACCTAAAGAACATAAATTGTATGGTAGTTTCTCAGAAGAAAATTTTTATAACATTGAAGTACATGGTGGAGTAACCTATACAGGTAAAAGAGAATTTAAACAACAAAATTATACAGCAGATTATGTAGTAGGTTTTGATTGTGGGCATGCTGGTGATTTAGTACCAGGTGTTAAATCTTTTCATGAAGAAGTGTATAGAGATATTGAATATGTAACTAATGAATGTAAAAACCTAGCTAAACAATTAAAAGAATTGGAGAATTGACAACACGTACTTAAAAAAAGTCGTACCAGTTTAAAAACTCACAAAAAACTGGTACGTCTACAGGAAAAATAATGATTAATTATGAAAAAATCATGTTAGCGAACATACATAAAATCATATTCTAGGTCAACGAGATTTTTTGTTACAAGCATCTTTAAGTTTTGAGCCTACCTTAAACTTTGGTTGGTTATAAGCGGCTATTTTTATACTTTCTCTACTTTTTGGATTAATACCATTTCTTGCTTCAACCTTGCTTACGGAGAAATTACCAAAGCCAATAAGGGATATTTCCTTTCCCTCTCCCAAGGCATCAATTACCGAAGAAGTAAATACATCAATAGCCTTTTCAGCTTCTTTTTTGGTACATCCATGTTGACTTGCAATATGGTCGATAAATTCTTGCTTGTTCATTTTAAAACCTTTTTTTTAATTAAAGAGATAACTTAACACCGAGTAGTGCTACTGTACCTTTTACCTTTTTTGCTTTTAGCTCTGAATAGAATTCAGGCTTACCTTTAAGGGTATAAGCATGGATTTCAGCATAAGGCTTTAGTCCCGGTGCAAGTATGTGGCTAACACCTAATTTAACAGAATTTACCTTATTTTTAAACTTTTCAGAAGCAAAATATCCTACATAAGTTGTCGTAGCTTTATTATAAGTATAGCTAATACCCCCGTTGTAATAATAGGACTTATTACCGGCCTTATGTAGTGCTTTATTAGTTAAACTTTTGCCAAAAGAACCATAACAAGCATTATACTTAAAATCACCTATTTTTAATTCGCCGCCAATATTATAAGCTCTTAGATTACTTAATTTATATTCTTCTAAAGGGTCTTTGGCATCTTTAGTGGCAAATTTCTTGATTTTACCTGCGGCTTTACCATGTTCACCAGTTAGAGCTAGTTTTAATTCCGCTTCTTCTGTTAATTTTTGCTCAAATACTATCCCGCCGGTTAGCGCATCCTTAATTGACTTATCAATCTCAAATCTCTCTAAAGCCTGCTCCTCTATTGCGTATTTTGTTATACCATCTGATTTGGTAGATGGTTTATCTATACCGGTATTAGCCGAATCAGGAGTATAAGAGATACCAAATTGCAATTTACTTGATTCGCTCAAAGCAAATTTAGGGGTGTAATAATTTATTGTTCTTGGCGGTTCGCTGCTATAAGTTGCTGAGTCTAAACCGGCAGTTATTGAATCACCGATTATAGTTTCTTCCGAGGTTAAGAACGATGGATTTGCTTTTTTACCTTGTTTTAAATACTCTATACCTGTTTTTATGTAGTTTGCAGGTATAGCTCCATCATTTACAGTCATGTTTCTTGCAACAGGAATAGGTGAACCTGCTTCAATTTTACCAAACTCATGTTCTAAGAATACATGAGAACCATTATAATCATTGTTTACTTTTCTTTTTGTTGTTGGAGCAAGTACAATTTTAGCACCATAAGTAATATCGTCAGAAGTATTGGAAATATTAGCAACAAAAGCAGTGTTATTGAAGAAAGCCATGCCTTTTTTATTAGCTGATATGTTCTTCTCTGAACCTTTTAATTTCTCTTGCTTAGCAAATCCACTTTCAAAAGCAGCAAAAGCTCCAAATTTAATGTTTAAACCTGATGCAACAGGTAGGGCTTCACTTGCTAAGGCAGTACTGCAACTAAGTATTATCGTTGATAAAAGATATTTTCTGATTTTCATAATTTCACTCCTTATAGTTTTTTAATTAGACAATAAATAACATAAATAATCTCAAGACCAAAATCAAAAAAGCACGAGAAAATCAAGATTAGAAAGTAGTGTGTTATAATTATTTTAAGTAAAGGAAACTTAATTTTATGACGCACAATTCTAACTCTATTCATAGTTTTAGTTTCTCTGATGGAATAACTGCTATTGCGGAACTGCAAAACAGAAGAGCAAAACTTGCAGCTTTAAAGGAACGATATCTTGCAAGCAGTTCGTTATATGAGTTTTTTAAAAGCGCTTGGCCTTATATTGAGGGTAATATGCCTTATGTTGATAGCTGGCATATTAAAGCTATAGCAGAGCATTTAGAAGCGGTTTACGCACGTCAAATAAAAAAGCTGATTATTAATGTTCCTCCTCGTACCGGTAAAACCAATTTAATATCGGTAGCCTTTCCTGCATGGGTATGGATACATAACCCTAGTGAGCGGTTTTTAACTGTTTCCTGCGTTAATTCCTTAAGTCTTGAGCATGCACAGAAGAATAGATTATTACTCGAAAGTAGCTGGTATCAGGATAATTGGGGTTATAGATTCCCTCTTCTTAGAGACCAGAACGTGAAGAGCTTTTTTCAGAATAACAAAACAGGATATAGGCAATCAACAAGCGTGGTATCTAAAACTGTCGGTAAAGGCGGTTCAATTATTATCATTGATGACCCTAACGACCCAGGGGACTTATCTGAAGTAAAACGTGAGAACGTAATTAACTGGTGGACGCAGAGAATGTCTACCCGTTCAAATAACCCAGCTAATGACTGCCGAATAGTTGTCCAGCAAAGAACGCACGAGAATGATTTAACCGGTTATATCAGAAAGAATGACAGCGAGGGTGATTGGGTAGAATTAGTGCTGCCGCTAGAATTTGAAGAAAAGCGCAAGTGTATTACCGTGCCGCTTGGCATAGATCAGGTTATTTGGGAAGACCCCAGAAACAAAGAAGGAGAAGTAATTAATGACTTACGCTTTGGTGAGAAGCAAGTCAGTGAATTAAAGAAGTTACTCGGCTCTTATGGATATGCTGGGCAGTGTCAGCAAAGACCTTCCCCTATTGGTGGCGGAATCCTTAAGAAAAAATGGTTTAAGTCCTGGACTAGCCCTATTAAGCCTAAATTTGATTACATATTGCAAAGCTGGGATACGGCAATTTCCGATGAGCCGACAGCGGCCTATTCTGCCTGTACTACGTGGGGAGTTTGGGGCGAGAAATCCGAGGATGAGTTATTTAGGATGATGCTACTCTCTAGTTGGCGGGGTCGTGTAGGATATCCGGAGCTCCGAAGCAAGGCTCAGCGCTTAGCCAAAGATTATAAGGATATAGGTGAGCATAAGAACCCAATGCCGGCTCAAAGAACTGTTGATTGTTGTTTAATAGAAGCAAAGGCAACGGGCGATCCTTTAATACGTGATCTAAGGCTTGGAGGAGTTCCTGCTATAGGCTACACCCCAAAAGGCGATAAGAATGCAAGAGTACAGAGAGCAGCTCCTCTTATTGAGTGCGGACTTATTTATTTACCGACTGAAGAGAAAAATCCTGAAAGGCTAACTCCGTTCGCTGAAGAGTTTTTAGAAACAGTGATAACTTTTCCAAATGGGGAATCAAAGGATTTGGTTGATTCGATGACGCAAACAATTTTATACCTCCGAGACTTTGATACTTTAATTCATACAAGTGATGTTAAGGAAGATGAGACAATTACTAAACCTAGGAAATTATACTAATGGCAGTAGGAAGTAGAGCCTTGAAAGAGGTGAGATTAGATAGCATGAGGAAAAGACGGAAGAAAAGGGATAAGGTTATCCCCGATTTATCCGTTACCGAGAACCTTGAGCCTGAATTTCTAAATTTGACTCAAGAAATGCCGATGGAAGAACAAATCCTACCACAAGAAACAGGTAGTTTAGATGAACCAGTTTTACCGGAAGAAGAAGCACTTATTTCCCTAGAAGATCAAATCTTATCACGTATAGATAAGAAGGGCGAAGAATTATCACCTCCGGATGCTACCTTTAATAGTAACTTTGCGGATGATATACCGGAAAGCGTCAGAGATAAAATCGCTGCTTACTTAGAAGAGGTAACAGAAAAAGATACTAAAAACCGCGCACCATGGCTTGATATAATTGAAAAGGCTAAAACCTTACTTGGCTTTAAAATTGAGGAAATACAAGACCCAAATAATGTTAAATCTAAATCCAATTCCTCCATTGGAAACGCTGCCCAGATTAAGACTTACGATACTACTTTCTCTAGCAGCGTACTCAGGCTCTGGGCAACTCTTCGCTCCGAGTTACTCCCATCAACCGGTCCTGTAGGATTTAGGACTGATGTAAGCGTAAATGAGGACTATGAGCTAAAAGGCGAGATGGTTAGGGATGCTTTAAATGAGTACTTAACAGTAGAAGATAAGGGTTTTTATCCAGACTACGATCGGTTTTTGTTATATCTGATTCTTTATGGGTGTGTATTTAGGAAAATCTACTACGATCCGATTACAGGTAAGCCATTGAGCCGGTTTATCATGCCTGAGGATTTTTTATTTGATAATAACTGCTCAAGTATTACCGAATCAAATCGTCTAACTCATATTAGGTATCTTTCAAAAAGAGAAATTCTTTTTAACATGCAGAGCGGGATATTTTCAAAAGTTGATCTTGATTACTTAGATAGCGTAGGAAGCAGCGATGGGGAAGAAGCAACGGATGACTCTAAAGCCAGACAGGTAGACCCAACAAATTCCCGTTTTCCTTTTTATGAGACGCACGAATATCTGGTTTTGAATGATTTTTTTGACAATAACAATGCATCTGAAGACTATAGTATCCCACTACCTTACGTTATTACCAGATGCGGCAGCAGTAATCAGATCGTATCACTTACGCCAAACTGGGATGAAAACGATCCAACTAAAACAAGGATTAACTGCTTTATTCATTATAATTTATTCCCCGGGTTTGATGTTTTTGGACTGGGGCTTGCTCAAATACTTGGCTCTAATTCAAAGAGCTTAACTTCCATGCAGCAAATGGCGATTGACGCAGCTATTTTCCAGAATTTCCCGGGAGGGATGAAGGCTAAGGGAATAAAAACTACTAATAATGATTTGAATATATTACCTGGCCAATTCGTAACTGTTGAAACAGGGAATTTGTCGCTGCGGGATTCAATCATGCCTCTTCCTTATAATGGGCCATCACCTGCTTTGCTTGAATATATTAACCGGATAACTGCTCAGACACAGGAACTAGCGTCTGCAACTGAGATGGGGCTTACTGAAAATAATCAGAATACGCCTGTCGGTACTACCATTGCCTTGCTTGAAGTATCAAATCGGATGCAATCGGCAATAATGAGGACAGTTCATAGTAGTTTTAGCCAGGAGTTGCAGCTCTTTTATAAAATGTTCAACCTGCCATCACTACCTATAGACAAAGAGAGTTTAAAAGTAATCCCTGTATCTGATCCGTCTGTTGAGTCTTCTACGCAGAGAATAATCAAGGCAGAGAGTATTTTAAAGTTAGCTAGCAGCAATCCGGAGCTACATAACATGCGAGAAGTATATTTAAAAGTATATCAGGCACTCGGAGTTGGCGACATTGATAAGATACTACTTCCCGAAGCACCGCCAGAGCAGCAGCAGGAACAACAACCAATAGACCCGGCATTACAGGTACAGATTGCTGACATTGAGCAACGAAAACTTGAAGTAGAGTCAAAAGAACGGCTAGCTCACTTAAATATTGAAGCTGACGGCTATAAGACGCAAATGAGTATCGAGCTTGATAAGGAAAAACTGGAACAAGAGAAGTATTTAGCTGAATTAAAAGTTAATGAACAACAACAACTTGCTGAGCAGAAATATCAGATTGAACTTTTAAAGCTCCAGTTAAACGAGAAGGAAAAAGTAATAGATACGCTAACTAAAGAGCAAGAAATAAACAGCAAAAACGAGCTTGAATTACTACGGCTTGAGTACAAAGCAAAGGAAGCTGAGTTAAAGGCACAAGTAGAAGCGCTACGGTCGCAAATTTCATCAACGCCAACACAAGAGGAGGTAATTTATGAATAAACATACAAGAGAACTGGCATTAAGGAAAATGCAAGAAAGAGCTAGAGAAAAAGAAACGAGTTGTAATAAGTATGCTGCCGGTGGCGCTGCTAAGATTAGAAAAGACGTTGCTACCAAGAACGGCGCGGCAGTAAAGCCTAGAAATATGGGGAGGAGCAGTAAATGATTGGAATGAACAGAAATAACATTTATAGCCGAGGTTCTTTTACCTCCGGCTTTATAGGAAGTATTGAGTCTGAAATTGATAGATACAGGCGTATTTTATGTAATCCGGCATCAATTTCTACGCTAGAGGATTACAAATATCATGTGGGATTAATTGAGGGGCTTGAGAGTTCCCTTGAACTCTTTAACAGGCACATAATAGAGGTAAATAACAATGACTAACTGTGAAATAGCCAATTACAAGGCAGAAGATTTTAAAACCAAAGGAATTGATCTCCAAAGCTTTAATAAGGAGGTAATGATTGAAAGATTTAAGGAAGTATCGGTTACCGGCATTAACGTCTTAATTCTTATTTACAAACCTCCTGTTGAAGAAGTTACAAGAGGCGGAGTTATTATTCCGCAAACGGCCGTAAAGGATGACCTGGAATATAACTCAATGGTCGGGATGGTATTAAAGCTGGGTCCTGATAGTTATAAGGGTGATCAGTTTCCAAGCGGTCCTTACGTCAAAGCCGGAGACTGGGTCATATTCCCGCGTGGTTCATCATTGCAGTCAAAATATGAGGGTGAACCGATCATTATGGTAGAGGATTTTAAAATCAAGCTGCTAGTCGATAATCCATCAAAAGTATCAAGGTAAGAATATGTTTAAAATAGATATTGAAAATACAAGCGACTTAAACGCTGCTATTCCACCTTTAAAAGAAGTAGCCGAAAATAAAGATTCAAAGAATGAAGCTAGCGAGGCAGAAGTAGAAACTAAAGACTTAGGGCAAGATACTCAAGGTGTAGATAGTAGCGATGATAAAAGCGATATTTCTGCAGATGTTTCCGAAAAAGAAGAAAAGCCTACTAAAACCTCTGCTCCTGACAAAGACAAGGAAAAATACTGGTCTAAATTAAAAAAAGAACGTGAAGAAAAGGTAAAGCTTGCTGAGCAATTAGAGCAGTTACAGCAAGAAAAACTACAAATGGAACAAATGCTCAGCCAAGCTATTAATACCGGTTCTACCCATTATAAGAACAATGTTGCCAGCGAACTTGAAATGGCTCAGGCACGGCTTCAATTAGCACTGGAAAACGGGGATGCTGCTGGAGTTAGCAGAGCTACTGCGGATATTTCAAAGGCGACCCATGCCTTGAATGAGGCATCTAGAATAGCCAGTTTTCCTAAAGAAGAATACTCACAAGAGCATCTAAATCAGGTTCGAGCTAGGGAATATGAAGATAGGTTATATAGCTGGCTTGAAAGTAATCCTGAAGTAGATAGAAACTCCCCCGAGTATGATGAGAAGCTAGCGACCTCAGTATTATCCTTTATTACTAAACTTGATCGTAAATACCAAAGCGGAGGAAAAGAACATCTAATAGGCTCTGGTAGTTATTACGGCATGATTGATGATTATATTGATAATTTAAAAATGCAGGATACTTCCTCAGCCATGATTCCTGCTAAACATTTTGGAGCAGTTCGCAGTCGCGCTCCACGAGAATCAATCCCTGATCCAAAAACAAGGGAATTAAGCGATAGAGAGAAAAAGGCAGCTCTTGCTTTTGGTATGTCTTACGAGAGGTACCGGGAGCTTCTAGATCAACGTAACAAAGAAATGAGGTCAAAAAATGGCAATTAAATATAAACAAGACAAAAATAATGAATTTCTATCTATTAATAGAGATATCAGGGAGCATGAACTTGAAGGAAGTGATTTTGATTTGATGCTCACCGATTCAACCTGTCCTTTTAAAGCTTTAATCGATGAAATAATGCAACCGGGCGAGGAATATTATTTTGCTTATAATAATCCTGAGCGCATTAACAGGTTACTGGCAAAAAAGTGGTATGTCGTATCTCCTGATAGGCTTAAAAACAAACGTACTTATAGAGGAGACTTAAGATCGGAAAATGATTGTATTACTACCGGTGATACTATTGTTTTAGCACGTGATGAACGCTACGGGCTAAAAGAGCAGCAATATTATGAACAAAAAGCCGTAAGAGTAATGCGAGATACTTTGCAAAAAGTACAGACCGATATCTACAATCCGGTCATGCCGTTTTCTGATAGAGCAATGTAGAAGAATATCATGTCATATTCTAAAATCATATTAAATAGCGATATTAAACTATCTTGGCCTTATCCCCGCACTGAAGGGGAGATTGCTAGTGACATTAATAATGTAATTTCTGAAAATGATGCATATACAATTACTTTGCCGCCTGCCAATACTGTAGAAACCGGTACTAGCTTGTTGTTTAATAATGTCGGTCAAAAAGACTTTACCCTCTTATATAATGATGGAACGCCGCTAACTAACGTAATTATTCCCGGGGAAGTAATACAGATATATCTAACTGAGAATCTAACCAGCACGGGAATATGGCAAGTAATACCTTTTGGAGGCGGTAGTAGCGGTATAGTAAGTTTTTCTACAGAAAGTCTGAATAACAGCTTACAGATTACAAATTCAACTGTTACTCCTCCGACTGGGAACATTATTTTTAAGGTTGCCGATTCGTTGAATAATTTAAATAACCTGGCTACTCAGGTACAGAATGGATTTTTAGTAATAACCGGTAATACTCCATTAAGTTTTGTAACTCGAAAGATAGGAGGCAGCTCTAATATAAATGTACAAAGCGGTGATGGGGAAACAAATGATGTAATTATTAATTTAGCCGATTCTCTAGTAGGATTATCCAGTATCAATGTAGGTAATCTCTTAATCTCGGTAAATACCATTACTACGGCAAGCGGGAGTGAGGATATTAACCTCGCTACTGTAGATGATGGAGTAATCAATTTAAATAGTACTCAAATTGACAATGTCGGTAATATGATAATACCGGGGAAGATTATAAATCCTGCTACTGCTAAGGCTTATTGTTTCTTTTACGATAATAATGCCCCGACTAATAATATCCAGATAGAGAGCAGCTTTAATATAGCCTCGGTTAGCGGAGCGCAAGGGTCATATGTTATAACGTTTGCTACTCCTTTTCCTGATGGTAATTATTTAGTATTACCGGCATTAGCACGCGGAACGGAGGTCATAGCGCCGTTTCAGGTGTTCTTTAGGTCTAGATCAGCGACGGAGGTCATCATTTTTGCAACCGATACGCTCGGTAATTTACTTCCTGTACTTGATGGCGTATCTGTTGTGGTATTTGGTAGTTAATTTTTAAAGAATTTAATCGAGAGAATATGTTATGTATGAATATCAAATAGAAGAAATATGCGCGCTATCAGCAAATAAATATTCTGTTGAAATATCTTTGGATGAAGATGGGTTATATAGTCTTATTATTGTGTTTGATTTCCCAAATGATTTTTTTGACGATTGTATTACAGGATATGCAACCAGTAGTCTAAAAAAGATGTTAGCCGATGACGATGATTTGTATTTAATACGAATAACTAGAATAGCTTTAGGTAATGAAAAAGTAAAAAATGATCTAAGAAAAGGAAAGAAAGCTATATTTAAAATTAATTATAAAAAATGGGTAAAAATATTTAATCAAATCCAACAAGAACAACTAGAATTAAAAAAGACAAAGTTGGAGTTTATTTTAGCTCAAGGGATTGAAGATATCTAAACAACCCTAAATTAGTAGTACGATTTGCAAAAGTAGCAGTATTTTTGCTATAATACAATTAGGTAAAAAAAGTCATAACTAGACTGTAAAAAGTTCCCGTCATTGCTAGACGTTAAAAGGCGTAGTTTGTAGCTAAATCTTTTTCTAAAAAAGCTACCTCTGTCATCGCAAGACACAAACAGGCTAGTTTTGAAACTTATCTATAACAAAGTTTATCGTCATAACTAGACGTTAAAAGGTCTCCTGAGCTTGAATTAGCTTATCTTTTTTTAAATTTAAAATATTTATATTTTTTAATAATTAACAATATACGAGGAAATTATGTCTAATGGCATTAACGCTCCTTATGGATTGCAAATAGTTCAATCTCAAATAGGAAATGGCGGAACACAAAAATTAGGCCAATACTTTATTTATGCCTCTGCTGATGGTCAAACTACTTGGAACACTAGTATCTTTCAAGGTGATATGGTTAAATATTATCCAGCAAGAACTTCTGCTACATGGGATGCTCAATTAGGTACTATAGTACCAGCATTAACTCCACAAGCTGGGGCTGCGGCAAACACAATAGTAGGAGTACCTGTAGGAATTTTTATAGGTTGTGAATTTACAGATGCTTTAACTGGCTATCAAGTAAATTCTGATTATTGGCCAGCAAGCAGACAAGTTAAAAAAGGTACAAAAATCATTGCTTGGGTTAATGATGATCCAGAAGTAGTATTTAAAGTTCAGATTTCTACTTCAACGAATAACACTGCTGCTCCTGCTCAAAACAATATTGCTCCATCTATATTTCAATATATTTTTTCTGGTCAAAATGCCAAATTACAAGTAGGAGGAGTAGCTTTTACTGCCCCTGTGGGGGCAATTCCTACCAATAATCCAGCAACAGGTAATACTACAACTGGACAGTCTGCTTATTACTTAGATGGTAGTTCAATAACTTTAGCCGTCGGAGGATCTGGTAATGCAGGATTTGAAATAAAAATTATTGGTTTGGTTCCGGAATTACAGACAAATGCAAATCCTGCAGGATTAGTACAAGGTATAAATATGCCTTTTATTGATGTGTTATGTAAATTTAACGTGCATATCCATGGGTCTGCCGGTACTCCAGGTGTATTCTTCACTAGCTAGGATTAGGATTATGTCCATAATAACAAGCGGTAATATGCCATCTCTTTTAAAGGAAGGATTATACCTACCGAAAGAGAAGAAAAAAACACCTGTTAAGGCAGGATCAGTAAAGAAAACTAAAAATAAAGGTAATTAATTATGTCTATTATAACAACCGGTGATATTCCAAGTCTGCTTTGGCCAGGTCTTTATGAGGTAAAATCTCAGTATGATCGGTTTAAAGGGGAATATACCAAAATCTATGAACAGGCTAATTCTGTCAAACATACCGAAAGGATGGTTGATATTAGAGGAACAGGTTACGCTCTTGAGAAAACACAAGGTGCTCCTATTAAAATGGATACCATGGCTGAGCGGTTTGTTTATGAATTCGTCCACCGGGAATTTGCCCTCGGTTTTCAGATTACTAATATTGCCATGGAAGATGATCTTTATGCCGATCAGTTCTTTAATGGTACCAAATCGCTTACTACTTCTTATGAACAAACCAGAGAAGTAGTAGCTATGAACCCTTTTAACCAGGCGTTTAACACAGCAGCAACTCTAGCTAACGGACAACCTCTCTGCTCATTTAATCAACCTTACGACGGCGGTGTTTTTTCCAACAGAGTTGCGGGATATAACGGTGCTAGTATTTATGTCGACTTTAGTGAGGCAGGCGTTGAACAGGCAGTAATTCTTGCCGGTAAAATGAAAGATCAGGCAGGACTGCTAATTAATGCTCAAATTGAGAGATTGCTACTTCCACAAGACTTAATGTTCTCAGGTTGCAGGTTACTTGAATCTGTATTTAGAACAGGAACGGCTAATAATGATATAAATGCACTTTATAACATGAAGGCTATTCCACAAGGTTATGAAGTAAGCCATTTCTTAACAAATCCTAGCAACTGGTTTGGATTAACTAATGTTAAGGGAAGTCGTAAGCATTTTGTAAGACGTCCGCTTAAAGTAAACGTTACAACCGATCCTGTAACTGAAACCATGTCAGTGCTTGCATCAGGTCGTTATTCTTTTGGTATGTTTACTCCTCTTGGGGTAATTGGCGCACAAGGTTCAACTGCTTAAACCTATACAGGGATAAGTTTTAAAAATCTGTTAAAAAAAGAGGCACTAACTAAAAATAACTAGCTAGTGCTTCATACAATATAAATAAAAGGATAAATTATGTCTCAATTTTATGAATATAATTGGCCTGCTCCCATAGCAAACGGAATATCGCTTTTTCAAACACTAACTGCAAGTACTCCGCTGCTATTAAATGGTTCTTATGTTAATAAAACCACAAGAATAGTTAATTTTATTGATTTCGGTATTGTTCCAAGAATTACTCTTAATTCAACAGCAAATCTTTCTGGTATTAATTTTCTTATTACTGGTTATCAGAATGGAGTTTTTATTAGTGAAACCTTAGCGGGTCCCAATGCAAATACAGTTACAAGTGTTAACTGCTTTGATACTGTAACGCAGATAATTCCAAACACCACTAACGCTTCTACTGTTCAAGTTGGAGTTGCTTCTATTGGATATTTTCCAATGATTCTATTAAATACCGCTAAGACCAATACTTCTTCTATAAGCTATGCCTTAAATATCGTAGCAGCAACAGCTAATCCTGCTACTTATCAGGTGTTTTTATCGCTAAAGAATAATTTAGGCATGGGCAAATATGATGACTTAACGTCCCCAGCTAATGGTAATTTTGCAGCTCCCGCTATCGCCGCTACGGCATCTGCATTAATACAGTATAATTCTTTAGCTAGCAATTTACTCATTAAGATTGGCACAAATGCTAATAACTCGATTCTTAAAGCTCAATTCCTGCAATTGTAAGTAAAGAGGAAGATAAAATGCCGGCAACTAGTGGAAGTTATAGCTTTAGTAATATAAAAGGAGAGCTGATTATCAGAAAGGCTTATGAGTTAATTGGCATGCCTCTGAGCATGATAACTGCCGAGCAATATAATTCAGCACTTAATATTATTAATTTTATTTTAAGTGATTGGGCTAACTCTAATGTTAACTTATGGACACTAAAATTAAATCCTGTTTTTTTAACTCCAGGACAAGTATCCTACCTTCTGCCAAGCAACATTACTAAAATATTTCAAGTATTCCTTAGAAGTAATGTAAGACAGAATTTCGGCGGTATTCCGAACAACGGAGGATATGGCGGAGTAGCCGCTTATGCTTTTGATGGTAACCCTGCTACTGCTTGCACAGAAACCCAAGTAGATGGATTAATAGGCTATGCTTATTCTACTCCCCAAGTGATCAAAATTCTAGGTGTACAATCAAATGTAGATAGAGAATATACCTTAACATTTTCCGGTCAAAGCGCAGATTATCAGACGATTTATTATGTTAAGGCCATCCCTAAAACATTATATAAAAAAGGTATTACGCAGTGGTTTCTGCTGGAAGATAATTTAGCTTTGTGTCCCTATTATCAGATACAGGAAACAGGAGGAGCTACTCTTGATATCTCGGAAGTCTATTTTAACAATCAGATACAGGATACTACCATGAGCGAGGTATCCAGATATGAATATTTAACCTATCCCAATAAATCGCAAATCGGTAGACCTACTATTTACTACGTTGATTACCAGCGTACTCCATCCCTCTACATTTGGCAGACTGCTGCTCCAATGTATAATTTAATAATGTATAGCGGTCAAAGCAGTATAGAAACGCTAGAGAATTACACACAAAGCGTAGATATCCCATCATATTTTTATACTCCTCTAATATATGGACTCGCTAGCATGCTAGCAGCACAATACGCTCCTGAAAAAGAAGAAGGCTTAAAAATTAGATATCAGGAAACTTTAAATCCAGCAGTGATTAATAATACAACGGAAGTACCGCTTAAACTGGAGGTGTATAGTGACTAGCTTAAAAGTTATCCCTGTAAATACGCAAATGGGAGATTACGTTAGAAAGGACGTAATTGAACCTATTGGAACTTGTGATTATTCAGGGTTTCCTTTTAGCAGGTCTGATTTAGTTAAACAATATGAATGGCGAGGGAATCAGTTAGTCTGGACAGGAGCAATAGTCGGGCGTCCTTTTGTTGATGAGCCAAACGAGCAGAATAGACCACCGCAAATAAAAGGTGATCCGAAAGCCGTACAAAATCCTCGCCCATTTGGGATAGAGACGCCGCAAGGCCCTGAGGCAACTGGTAATAGCTCGCCTGTTATTTTAGAAGATATCAACTTTACAAGTGATGATATACCTCCTGTTTTACCTGATTTTGCCGGTCAGAGTGTTAGCAATATAGACGCACGAGAGCGTTTGGAATCGTTGCACCAAATTAAGTTCTAAAGTAATGGCTAATAATTTTAATCCGGGTTTTGATAGAGAAAAAGCAGCTTTTATAGCGCTAGCTAATAGAGGTGAAGGACTCACTCCAATTAACTATTTATATGCAAAAGAGGCTAGTTTTGAAAGTATTTTGTCTTCTGTTATTACCGGCGGTACTGCTGAGCTTTATACAATATATGCAACCGGTATTAACTCTGCGAGCATCACTAATACTGAAGATATTATTACTAATAGGCTAAAGTGGAGTAATCCTTCTAATGATTATTATGTTGGCTTTACTGCCGGTAATTTAACCGGGAACACCATCTGGAGATTACCGCTGCAGGATGGAACTGACGGGCAGGTAATAGCAACAAACGGTAATGGTATTCTATCGTTTATCGATGCCGGCGGAGGATCAGCACCAAAGGATGCAACATATATCTTGCAGCAACCAAGTTCTGACCTTCCAAACGCTCAAGCCTTAAATCAGCTAAATAATGGTTTAATGAAAAACAATGACGGCGTTATACAAATTGCCGTCCCTGGAGAAGATTATTTAAGTACTACCTTGCCTTCAGGTCAATTATTCATAGGCAATAATGAAAATATTGCAACTGCGCAGCAAACCATTACCATTGATAACCTACCATCCTTAACCGAGGGAAGAGTATGGCAAGGGGACGCGACAAATAGACCGGTTGAAGTCCAATTAAACCTTGCTCCAACCGATGCTACTTACATAATAAAAACTCCGAATGTCAATTTACCTGAAGCCCAGGTTTTAGAGGAACTGGGGATAGGAATGGCCAAAATTGTTGCAGGCGGGGCATTTGCTATTGCAATTGCAGGGGAGGATTATGCTACTACCGAGCAATTAGAAGAAATAAAGCAACAATGCCAAGAGTATGCAGAGCAGGCCGCGACTTCAGCAGAGGAAGCAGCAACCTCAGCAGAGGAGGCGGTTGTTTCAGCGGAAGAAGCAGCGGCGTCAGCAGCAGAAGCGGCAGCATCAGCACTAGAAGCTACAGCGGCGGCAGCAGAAGCTACAGCGGCAGCAGCAGAAGCCACAGAGGCAGCAGCAGAAGCATCGGGATCAGCAGTTGCTGCTACAGCATCGGCAGTTGCAGCTGCTGCTTCCGCTTTAGCGGCAGGAATTTCAGCAGGTAGTGCATCAAGTTCGGCTTCTGATGCTCAGCAGTCGGCAAATAGTGCAGCAAATTCTTCCTCAAATGCCGCTGCTTCTGCTTCTAACGCTAACATTTCCGCTGATAACGCAGCAAACAGCGCAAACGAAGCTCAAGCCTATTTAAACACCCTTTTAAATACCGGATTAACTCTGCAGGGAGACGTAAGCGGTGGTGGCTTATTAAGTATGCCGATTGTTACTACGTTTAAACCTAATCCGGTATTTACCGGTAACAGCTCAATGACTATGCCGGCAGGTAACAGCATGCAAAGACCGAATGCGCTAATTCCTGGAATGATCAGGTTTAACACTTCACTTTGATTTTATGGTAAAATTTATTAAGAAAAATAAAAGAGAAAACATGAGCAATAACTTAAATGACCATAACCTAAAAGCGCCATTACCGACACCTACCGGAAAACCTGAATTTACCGATGGAATAAACTGGTTTACTTTAGCAACTGAAGATTGGGTGTTAAATAACATTGCTACGATACCTGCCTGTTTAGTAGGAACTATTAGTAATTTAACAGCTATTTATGCAAATGGTACTAATGGGACGGGAGCTACTTTAACTAATTCAGGAACGCAAACCGCACTTGTTATTGATGGAGTTGCTTTAGCTGAAGGTAATAGAGTCCTAGTTAAAGATCAGACAGCTGCTTTGCAAAACGGAATATATATAGTAACTAATATCGGTTCTACTACAACTAACTGGGTATTAACAAGAGCTGCCGACTTTGATTCTCCGTCTCAAATGGTTAGAGGTGATGTAATTAACATAATTAGCGGAACAGTAAATGCCGTAACTGCTTGGATGCTTACCGGAGCCGTTGCAACTGTCGGTACGGATAACATTGTTTTTGCCGAATTATCGGAAAACAATATTGTAAGCATTGAGGGCAGCGCTAATCAAATAATAGTTACTGTAAATAATAACATAGCCACAATTAGCATTGCACCTAATCCTATTATACCAGGTAATGCAGGTATTACAATGCCTGGCGGCTCTACATCCGAGCGTCCTAACAATCCATTGCCCGGTACTTTAAGATTTAATACAGAAATTTAAAATGAGCAAAAATAAAAGAATATTAACAAAACAAAAACCACAAGCTCAGCAAATTGTTAAGCTCGAGTATTATGACGGAGTAATGTGGCAGACTCTTAGCGATGAAAGTTACGTAGAAGATAAATCATTGCAAATATGTTGGGATTTATTAAACGATGATACGGAGGTAATATGGCAACCACTGTAATTGTCGGAGGTATAAAACCGAATTTAAAAATCTTAGGAGATACACAAAGATTTTTATTTGAATATCCTAATGGAATTTTGAGATTAGAAAATATATTACCGATAGAATCTAATGTCATTAATTTAGACCTCGATCTACTCAATATTCAGGAGAAGGGATATAGAGTGGGTTTTTTTTCTGACTCTACTAATATTAATGGGACGTTTCATTTAAGTTCTTTAGAATATCAACAAAATCAGCAAAATTCCGGTATAATTGGAAGTTTTTTAATGACTTTTAATGAAAACAGTTCGGATCAATTTTTATTCTATAAAAATATAAATGTTAATAATAACAGAATCTCTAATGTTGCAACTCCTGATGCAGACACAGACGCTGCTAACAAGATATTCGTAGTAGAGTACGTAAACTCTGTTTTACAAGTCAATACTGTTTCTTTATTAGGTGATATTACGGGGTCAGGAGTAACAGGAACACCTATCAATACTTCTTTAAGTAATGTTATTAATAAAACTACAAATCAGATTTTTAATTATACTGCTACCGGAAGTACTGCTGCAAGCTTTGATTTTGATTTAACTATTCCTAATAGTACTAACAAAACATTAAGATTCCGAATGAATAGGGATAATACTAGTGATGGAGCAGGTTATGAATTTCAGTTTTATGCACCGACAAATGGAATAGATACTTTTACTTTTGGTTATAATTCAGGTAGTCAGTTCGGAGCTATCTATTCTATGGCTAATAATGCACAGGTTATTAATTATAACTATGCACTCAATATCAACGACTCAGGCAATTATAAACCTTACAGCGGGAGTTACGGTTACCTTAATTCAAGCGGCAACACGGGAACAGCATCAGGGCAGTATTCATACTCAATTAACTGCAACAATAGAGTCAAGGCTTCCGAGTTTAATGCCGTTTCTTCCATTAAAACCAAAAATATTGAATCTTCAGGCAAAGATATAGAAGAGGAAGCATTAAAGATATTTAGTAAAATACCTTTCTTTAAATACAGTTATAAAGATAAAATTAAAAATGGTGAGGGGGTAACTTTTGGGGTTATTGCCGAACCTTTAAAAGAGATTTTACCTGATTATGTCGTAGAGGACAAAAGTTTTGTCCCTAACATATTACAGTCTTGCCTAATTAAACCGATAACGGAATGTAGCTATGAATTGGTATTTAAAGAAAAATTAACCAACATTGAAGGGAGTAAACTACAGTTAATTTTACTTAATAAATCAGTTGAAGTAGAGATTTTAAAAACTACCCCAAAGCGGTTAATTATTTCCTGCTCTGAAAAACTACCGGGCAACGGGTTTGCTTACGGCACTTTTGAAACCTGCCCGTCAGTTACCAAAAATAAACTTTTTGAATTATCAATGGTAGTATTAAAAAACACCTTAAAACGTGTAGATATTCTTGAAAGAAAATTAAAAAAACTTAAAAGGTAAATATGACAATAGTAAATTTTGGATATGAAAAAAAGATTATAACTCCTGATGAATTATTGTCTTTAAAAGAAGAGCCTTTTGTTATTTTAGATACAACGATTTTAAACTGTATCATTCCTCATAGAATCGGCATAAGAAAATTAAAAAATCTTGTGCCTTACAAGTGTCAAGGGGCAATCTTAAAAGTAATGCTTGGTGAACTTGTTTTTGGTGAAGTAAATACCATTGATTTTTTAGACATTTTAGAAGATCAATTTATCTTAATCAACGTCAATAACTGCAATCCTAAACCATATAAATCCGTATTAGGTTACCCTTTAACTTTAGTAAATGATGGAGAAGAGTTGTTAAACGGCGATGCTGTTTTGGAAATACATGTTTTTTATTCTGATATAGGACAAGAAAATTAACGATACCGGAAACATAAATTTATTATAACTTTACTAGGAGAAACAAAAATGAGCGTTCAAAATTTGCCAAATTTAAAAATCGTAACTCAAACCCAAGTTGATTTATTATATTTTAATAGTGTAGTAGCACAAGTGTTTAGCCAACCTTCTATTTATGCTTCTATACCATCAGATGTACAATGTGTTAATCAGAATGGTAGTTATTTATTTGGTTATTATAGCCCTGCTAATCCAGAAACGCAAAAAGCATGGTATCTAGCTTTACAGTCTTCAACAACACAAACTATTCAAGATAGTAATAATTTAATTGCACAAGTACCAGAAGGAGCGCCAAAAGGCTCTGATCTAATAACTATTCTTAACACTCTTATTACTGATTGTCATTCAATTCAAGCTTTAATACCTCCCTTAGAAACATTGTAAATATTATCTATAGAGACTTTGATGAAAATAGATAAAGTTCTTTCTTTTGATGGCGGCGGCATGAAAGGTTTATTTTCTGCTTATTTCATGAAATACTTTTGCCGTGATGCAGGCATACCAAGTAATCAGATATATAAATATTTTAATATTATAGCTGGGACTTCTATCGGAGGTATTCAGGCCTTAGCATATGCAAGCGGTTATAGTCCCGATGATATGATCGAGCTATTTTTAGCTCAACAGAATCCTTTAAACAACGGAAGTAACAACCCAAGTAGTATTTTTTATCCTCCTGTCTCAACATTGCAGAAAATAAATACCATTCTATATGGCGATCAAACATGGTATCAAAATACAAACTTAAAAGCCCTGCTAAATGCTAAATTTGGGCAAAGCAAAATGTTTCAGCTAAAAACTAATGTACTAATTCCTAGCGTTGAAATCTATACAACGCAAGTACCAGATGTCGGCACTGATGTTAAAGCTTATCGTCCGGTGTTATATTCAAATATAAAATTCAGAGGGCTCGAAGGTCAGAATTATCTAGTTCAAGACGTAGCTTTATCAACAAGCGCCGCTCCTATTTATTTTCCAGCAGTAAATATTCCGGAAGTTACTACTCCTGATTCTAAATTTATTGACGGAGGAGTATTCCAGAACAACCCCGCAGCATTATCATGGGCTTATAACAATGCTATTAATCCTTCTGCTAATCGTACTTGTATTCTATCGGTTGGTACGGGGCTTGGGACAATAGGATTATTTGATCCAGTACCAGTGCCGCCTCCTGAATCTATAAAAAAATATCTTAATGAGTTTAGAAATTTTTTATTGTTACATAAAAATTATACAACAGAAAAAACAGAAGAAATCGTTAATTCAATCCTTCCTGATTTTGAAAATGTTTATTTGTTACTTGATTTAATATCATTAGGAATAAGTGGACCGCAAGAGGCGATTAATAAAATCTTGGAATTATTATCTTTGTATGGCACTAAAATAAATAATCAGGATTTATTTTATTATCGTTTTAATACCATTTACGACTTAAACGAAGACACAGAACTTGATACTACTAATGCTGATTTTTTAAACTACATACAAACAGCAGCAGAGCAGCAATATCAACAGGACGCCATAAAGATACAGCAATTTATTCAAAAATGTAATTTTCAAAAATAATTACATTTATACGATTTTTAAGAGTTATAAGTACTTTGTGTTATAATAAAAAAGAAAAAGGAAACATATGGCAGACTTATCAAATATTACCGCTTTAAGTGGTCTTACTATTACCAGTGATCAAACTACCGGAACTAATAATCCTAACGCTACTTTTGCTTTTCCTAGTGTTACCACTACGCAGAGAGATAAACTAGAAAACGTTAGTGCTTACTTAGTAAATAATAACCCATGGAAGGTAAAACCTGGCACTGTGATTTTTAATATTACGACTGGTTTTTTACAGATTTTTAATTTAGTAAATAATAGTGGCGTATGGCAAAATATCCTTTCAGTTAATACAACTGCCACTGGAGCAGGTCTTACTAATGGAACACCTTTTGTATTTCCGTCCGGGCCTTCTGCTTCCGTTGAGGTAGCTGCTAATCAGGTAAATGGATTTACTTATTACGATACTACAAGCAACACGTTAAAAACTAGAATTAATGGGACATGGAGAACTGTTACCACTGCCTAAAGTTAGCAAATGAACTATACTACTCTTTTTAATCAGATTATAGCTTATGCCAATAGAGGTGGTAGCATTGAATTTGCTACCGCCATTCCCTATTTTATTGAGATGGGACAACAGAAAATCTGGAAGGAGTTAAATACCACAGGTTTTCAAAAAACTACACAGCTTAAAAAGTTTCAGGTAAATAATGCCACTATTGAAAAACCTGCCGATTGGCAGGAAACCATCTCAATAATTTATGGTTCGGAAGATAACTTTTTTATCAATAACGTTGTCTTGTTTCCTAGAAGTTATGAGTTCTGTATAAATTACTGGCCAAACGTTAATTCAAGCGATCCCGCTAATCCTCCCCTGTTTTACTCAGATTATCAGCCAGGACAGGAGAATGTAAGTCCTTATAAGTATTATCTGATCGTTCCAACTCCGGATAAAGCATATAATTACCAAATAACTTACATAGGAAGACCTAATTTAATTACAAATGAGAATCAAACAAACATACTAACAGACTATTACCCTGATCTTCTATTTTATGCTGCTTTTTTAGAGGCTCTTATTTATTTAAAAGATGATCAGAGAATGCCTGTCTATACAAAATTATATCAGGAAAGCTTAACTGCTGCTAACAACCTGACAAAAGATCGTTATATCGATCGCAGTGTAAAAAGAGATATAGAGTAATTTATGGCTACGCAAAAACAGATGTTTCCTATTACCTATAAGCCTGGAATACTGCGTGATGGTTCATTTTTTCAAGGAAGTTACTGCACGCGGGGGCAATGGGTCAGGTTTTTTAGAGGCTGGCCTCAGAATATAGGCGGAATGAAAAATTATGTACTATATATACAGACTATACCTGAACTTCTACCGCCAAGCTCCACTCCAACCGCAGCTCTTATATACTATGATAGTGATGGGAATAAACACATTTTAGTTGGAGTTTCTCTAAATAGTGTTGATGATAAATATAGCGTAATAGATGCTACTTATAACAATATTGGTGGTCAAACCTTAACTTATTTTAAGAAATTCACTAATCCTACCAATACCTTGACCCAATTTGTTGTAGTCATAAGCATTATTAATAATGTTAAAACAGAGCTAATATTGTGTTTAGGTATGAAAAACTACCTAGATATCAATAGCAACGAAGCGGTTTCTACTATTCTAGCAAAGAAAGATACCGGTGAGTTCTGGACAATAAAATTTAAAGCAGATCCAGTTAAAAACCAAAATGAAGAATTTAAACAACCGATCCCGACGGAAGATAATTTTATTTTTAAAGAAGCAACGGGAGGAATGCTTTACGTGGGAAGTAGATTATTTTATTACGGCAATAATGGGCTTGTTAGATGGTCTTCAGCATCACAGGAAAAATTAAATAAAAAAACAAACATAACCTGCCCATTCCTGTTTTTTGAAGACAAATATTCTATCAATATTAGCACCGATAAAGTAATCTACGGCGCAGAATGGCGAGGAGGAGCAAACTCACCGACAATAATCTTCTGGACACTCGGCTCTGTTGTTCTTATTACCAATACTACGGGTAGCAATAATCAGGTTATTGACGATCCTGATGACCTTTCTTTTAGCAAAAAGGTATTATCAAGAGATAGTTCCATTTTATCTTCAAATAGCGTAGTTGAATATGACGGAATATTCTATTGGCCGGGAACACAAAGATTTTTTGTATTCAACGGCGTAGTTCTTCCGCTTGAAAATAATCTTAATCGTCAGACTTTTTTTGATACTATTGATATGAGTAAACGTCAGAGGGTTTTTGGCGTAAAAAACGTAAGCAGAGATGAAATATGGTGGTTCTACCCTGAAAAGGGGAAAGATGCTAATGTTGGATGCACCAGAGCCGTTATTTACAATGTTGTAGATAATACCTGGTATGATACGGATATAGAAAGGGCGGCGGGTTATTTCGATAATACCGGTGGTAATATGTACACTGTAGGAAAAAACCTGAGTCCTTACGAAGGTGATAATAACAGTTATGTCTGGCAACATGAAGTCGGAAACGATCAGGTCAATCTTTATAAGGAAGTAGAAGAGCAGGTTAAACCCATCCCATCCTTCTTTACCACACCTATAATTTCTTATGCTACCTTTAACCCACAAAAACAGGTAGCAGGAATTGATTACAACATAGCTATAGAAAGGATAGAGCCTAATATTGTCGGAACAAAAAAGATAAAGATGACTGTTAGTATCAATACGTATGAATATCCTGCAAGTACTCCTGTAACAACCACTTATGACCTTACTGAGGATGGAGAACTAGAGAATATTATTAGACCTGCTATTAACGAACGCAAACAAGGAAGAAATATTAATTTTACCTTCAAATCAGAAGGTATCGGTTCCGGTTATCAGATGGGAACTACCTTTGTTTTAGCTGAAATAGATGATGGTAGGCCATGATTAGCGTTTATCCCAAATATATTAGCATTAAATATTGGGCAGCTACTGTTTGCGATGATTACTCGGATTTCCCTCTTCCCATCCTCCATGATGAAACAAAATGGGCAGCATGGGCACAAAACCTGGTCGGCATCGAGCCGTTTATGAGCGCCGGAGTACCAAGTCCCTATAAAGACGTTCGTAAAAAGGATGGAGAACTTGCCTTTAAAAACTGGGAAGACTGGGCAAAAAAAGCCTATTTGGTTATGTTCTCGCAAGAAAATAATAATTTGTGAATAATTTATTAACTCATCTTTAAAAAATTGCGATTTTTTAAGTCTACAGCTATTTCGTGCTATAATAAAAAAGAAAAAAGTGAGCAGATCAATAATCATGGCTCTAGACCTTGGTAGTATTACCGGCTGGGCTACCTGCGATTTATCGGGTAACATAACTTCTGGGACTACTAGCTTTAAAACCGGTAGGTTTGAAGGCGGCGGCATGCCTTTTTTACGTTTTAAACGATGGCTTACCGATTTTAAAAATACTTTGGGGGTTATTGATGCGATTTATTTTGAAGAAGTAAGAGCTCACAAGGGAGTAGACGCCGCCCATAAATACGGAGGATTCGTTGCTCACCTGACCAGCTGGTGCGAACATCACGGAATACCTTACTCTGGCATACCTGTCGGAACGATAAAGAAGCATATTACCGGCAAAGGAAATGCTCCTAAGGAGTCCGTAATAACTGCCGTTAAAAACAAGGGATTTTCTCCCATTGACGATAATGAGGCCGATAGCCTTGCTCTACTTGATTTTGTATTAACAAACCATAATAAAGGTATTTAAAATGTTTAAGAAACTTAATTTATTAATCGCTACTGCTAGCCTTTTATTCTCAAAAGTAGCTATGGCAGATAGTAAATATTATATAAAGGGGGGAATGGGAATAAACCATATCCATACAGTTAAATTTAGTAATCATGATTTTGAGGGTAAAATAAGGCTAGCAAATAGTTTTCCTTTAATTGAGGGAGGAATAGGTTATAAATTAACTGATTCTATTAGAGCTGAAATCCTTTTTGACTATTATTTTTTATTTCATACCGCTGAAACTTCATACAATCCTAACAAGGATATTTTTAAAATATTAGTAACAACCAAAGCTGATAGTTTAATGCTTAATGTATATAAAGACGTATTAAAGCTTGGTAAAATAACTCCTTTTATTGGTGGAGGAGTTGGAATTGCTACATTAAAAGAAGTCGGTAAAGGTTTTGCTATTTCAGCAGAAGATAAGATGCATTTTCCTTTGGAAAGTACTCAAAAAAAGACGTTTTATAAATTTGCTTATAAACTAACCGCAGGTCTGGATATGAAAATTAGCGAGACAGCTATGGCGGAAATAAGTTATAATTACTTTAATCTAGGAAATAATAAATCCAGAAATATCGGTGGCCTTAAAAATATCGGCAATCGTAATTACGGAGTTCATAATATTACCGCAGGTTTAAGATTTGCAATATGAAGTTAAAAGAATTACCAAAAGCTCCTATTCAAATACAACGGGATAATTTATTAATTGAGGTAGAACAGTTAAAAACCGCTTTACTTCAAAAAGATAATATCATTGCTACAAAAAGCAATACTGTTACAGAATTACAAAACCGCTTAAAAGTTCAGAGCGATTTAGCAACTGCAACCAGTACGCAGCTAGCTAATACACAACAAACTTTAAATTCAAAAATTCTAGAGTGTAATACTCTAAATGAAAGAATTGCTACCAAGGATTTGATTATATCTGAAAAACAAAACACTATTACCCAGCTACAAAATCAAAGAACCGTAGAGCATTTAAGCATCCAAGAAAAAGAAGCTCTTATTGTAACAATAACCCGTGAAAAAGCTTTACTTGTAGAAGAGCATCACAAATCTATAGAAGCATTAAGAGAACAATTGGAAGATAATAAATTACTTATCTTACAAAAAGAAAGTAGCTTGAGAGAACTAGAAAATCTTAATCGTGATCAAGCTTTATCAATGAACAGGCTTGAAGAAAGGGTGAATATTTTAAATCCCTCTTACAATCAACTTGAAACCGATCTCTTAGAGAGGGATAGCATCATAAAAACTCTTGAAGAAGATAACCATAAAAAAGAGTTGGTTATTAAAGAAATGAACAATAACCTACTAAAGAAAGACCTAATTGTTCAGGAGTTAGAAAATAAATTAGTAATTTCCGAAATAAAAACTGCTCCCGCGATAAACTATGAACTAGTCTTATTAAAAGAACAGTTAACTGATAAAAACCTAATTATTGAATTGTTAAAAAGTCAAAAAGCTCCTGTGTTTGAAATTTCCGATAGTAAAATACTGGAATCATTGGATTTTGATAATATCGACTATAAACTAATTACGAATGCGCCTTCAACAATAAATCATGATATTTTAAAAATTGAAAATATCCCACTTGCCCAGTCTGTATTATTAAGTGGTGATGTATCTCTCATAGAGGAAGAAGACTCAAATTAATATTGCCTATTTTTTAGGCAATTCTTGAAAGCTTAGAAAAATAACCTTTGTTAGCTTAATTCACAAAGTTATCAAGATTTTTGTGGATGAATTAATCTAAGATTTTGACGTTACTTGCAAATGTCTTTTGACCTTTGATATTTAGTTCGTATTCTACTTTCTGATTCTTTTTAAGCTCTTCTATACCTGACTTCTTAAGGTCGTTTTCATGGAAAAACACATCTTTTGAACCATCATCAGGTTTAATAAATCCATACTTGCCTTCGGTAGAATAAAATTTAACAACTCCTCTTTTCATAAATATAATTTCATTAGTTAAATATCCAACCCAAAATATCAGATTTAACGTGTACTTAAAAGCATTTCTGGTTATTCCGGTAGGTTATTCATCTCCTGCAAATTTTTATTTAAAGCTATAGCTGAGTATCCGGTAATTGCTTTAATACGATGATTTAAAGCGGTAGTAGTTGCAAGGTTATTAGGATTTTCTGCTAATTTTAAGGCTAAATCCAAAAACTTTTTATCGGTTAATAACTTGGTCGCACCATATCCGGCGCCAAGAAGCTTGGCTGTGGTAATAGGATCATAAAACAATCCAAAAATTGCCGCACTAATCCCACCAGTAGTAGCCGTCCCTGATGGATTAGGAATATTTTTACTTTTTATAGCCATAGCTTTAGCTACAGTGCCTAATTTCTGTATTTTTTTAAAAGTCTCAGGAGTAAGCTGTTTTTTAATAGATTCAGAGTTCTTAGGATCGTTGATTGCTTTAGCAAGAGCATTATAAGATAGACTATCAGTAGCATAATTCGTAGCTTTACGGCCGAGTATATTTTCTAATTTTTCTCTTCTAGCTACATCCCCGTATAATTTATCGGCTTCTTTAAAAGCATCATACCATTCAGGATTAGTTTTACCATACTCCTCAATATCCCGTGAAACTGCTTTTTGTATTTTCTTAAGCTGATTTTTAACTCCTGCATCTGTATCCCATTTTATAATCGAATTCAGGCTCTTTTTAGTCCCAACGAGTTTATTAACGTCATACTCTTTTAGCGATAACTTTATAGGACTACCATATTGATTTAGTACTTTTGAAAATGGTTCTATTTCATTTTTCATAGTTTCAAGCGACTGCAGGAGGCTTTTTTCATCAGGGGAAAGAATAGCCGTATCTATTTTAATATTATCAATTGCTTCTTTAAAGTTAGTAGGTAATGTTTTTGCATCTGCCGGTAATGAAGTCTTTACTTTATCGTATAAACCGGCAATATGACCTTCTAGTTCTGGAGTTCTTGATGGACCGATTTCATCTAAAATATCACTTAATACTTTTTGTATCTGTTCTTCAGTAAGTAGATACTTATTTTTTAACTTATTACCAAAAATGGGAGCTTTCCCCACGTACTGATCGGCTAAAGCGGTTAATTTAGAATCGGTAACCGCTGCAGCAGGTAAATCTATACCTAAATCTCTTGCAGCACGTGCTGCTTCAATATTCATACTCTTAGGTGTTAACCCCATAAGTTTCATCGGTATTTTTGCAAGCGTCTGGCGAGGTTTTGTAAAGTTATTTAACAGACTTTTACTTTTAATAATAGCGGTAGGAGTAGCAACGCTAGATATCATATCAGATGCAAGCGGACTTACTCCCGCTTCCTGGAGCACTCCAGACCCTGCACCTATGCTACTGCCCGTTCCTATATCCTTGGCAAATTTAGTTAATAAAGATTTACCACCTCCTCGAATTGCGTTTCCGGCAACATTTACTCCAGCACTAGTTGGAAGAGGGAAGCTCGCCGTAGCTCCTCCAAATTCTCCGGCTTTATATAGAATATTTCCTAAACTATCATTCTCCCGAGGTTTCATGGAATCTAAAGATTCTAGGGCTTTATTTGTAGTATCAGACATTACTTGTGCCGACTGCGGCAGGATTGGAGCAACAACTCCGGGTGCTACCTCCATAACACCTGCCCCGAATTGATCTGCCGCTTCTGCCAACCCCGATCTACTAAAACCCGCTAATGCTCCTTTGCCAAATTGACCAAGCCTATCAAGAAAAGACGGCAGGGTTTCTTTTTCTATAGCTTTAGGACTCCGGTATTTATCAAACTTACTACCGGTTCTATATTTATCAAATTTACTCATCTACCACCTGCAGGCCGTCAATATTTATAGCTTCCTCTACCCTATTTCTTGGGACGTAATCCTTTTCACCGGTTTCTGGATCAACCATCAACACCCTATCGCCGCCGTTACTGCTCTTATTCCCTTCCTGAAGACCTATACCTAGCATGGCTCTTAAATCATTAATAACGTTTAAATTTGTTGCCATATCATTATCAGGCGATATAGTCGGTATATGAAGAAATTCTTCTTTGTTTTGATATTTAAAAGCTTTATTCAACTTACCGCGTAATACCTCACCTATTGCCCAAATCTTTGCCTGATCCGGACTATATTCCTGATTACTGAATTTTGATCGGAAGTTTTTTGCAAGCAGTGATCGCTCCCCTTTAGAACCAAGGTTCGTAACCGTATTTTCTGCATGAGTAAGCATTCCCTTTAACTCTTCTAATGCTTCTTTTTTCTCCCGTTCTTCTTTAGTTTGCTTAAAATTATCCGGTGAACTCTTACCTGCTCCTTTTTCCCTTTTGAATTTATCAAGTAAATTATGATACCTTTTTGTTTCTTCCAGTTGCTTCTGCTGGAATTTACGATGCCAGGCTTTATCTTCCCTGCTGTCTGCTAAAGCTTGCTCCGCTCTTTGATGCTGTAATATTTGATTAGCCAAACGCTCATTTTCGGCAATAGCTGTATCCTCGCTAGTATTATAAGCACTAAGCGCAGGATTCATCGCTCGCCCTATTACCCCTAAATTATTTTTAAAACCACGTTGCACAGGCTCAGCAGCTAAACCATTACCAAGAGCAAGTAACGCATTATTTATCGCTCTATGCTCCTGATCCCTACTCATCCCTAAATTGCTTCGGGTGCTGCTAATTGCTTTTGCTATCCCTTCATCAAAAGGATTCCTTCTCTCAGGCATTGCTTGCATGCGATTTAGTATTTCTTCTTCCATAGTCATAATTAAATTAAATTTGCATGTTTTTTCCAGTAAGACATACTATCTAATATCTTCTGTATCCTTGGTTGCAATACGGCTATTCTAGCTTTATCTCTATCATAGTTTTTATAATCCATCCCAAAGTGACTCATCAGGTCATATCTACCTTGCACCTTGGCTAATTCAGCTTGTTGCCTTTTGAGTGCAATATCTTTTTCTTTTAATTTGCTTTCAGCTAAAGCTTTTCTTTTTAGTAAAGCTTGCCGATTTTCTTCTGCTATTTTTAATTCCTTAGCTTTCCTAATCTGAGCTTGCCGATTTTCTTCTGCCATTCTTGACGCTAAGCGTCTTTCCTCTTCCTGACGCCTTAGCTCTTCTTCTCTCTTTCTTTGGAGCTTAGTATTTTCAAAATCAGCATAATTCTTGATTCCTCCCATATCCTGATTTAGGTTACTCTCAAGTTCCGTCTCACTATGACTAACCGGTACAGTTTGGGCGTAATGAGCGAGTGCATGAATATTAGGCCTTAAAGACGGCGTATAAACAGATGGATTACTACTGATATTGGGATTGGCAAAAATACTGCTGATTTCAGGGCTTACGTTATATTTTACAATATCGCTTCCTGCCCCTTGTGGCCATTCCTGATTCCTCTCTTCTTCAAATCGCTCCCGCCTCTGGTTTAACTCATCTTGCGTATTTAGCCATTTGTCTACCCCGAGCTGGTTCATTCCGCTAATCTTGCCAAGTACATCCTGATATTCAGATAATCCTTGCTGACCTAAACTATTCAACTGGTTTAAATCATTCATATCACTTTTATTTAAACTGCTCATTCTCCCACGAAGTACATCCTGCAATAGATTGTTTTTATTGCCAAAACGACTTTTAACAATTCTATTTATAGCATCCTCGGTTTGCGATAAATGTGATTGCGATCCATAAGTACCCTTTCGCTCATGATCCATACTGATTCTGGCTTTTTCCGCCTTTAAAAGACTTTTTGTATCAGCGTCAAGTTTATCTGCTTGTGGATTATAAATTGTAGGTAAATCGCCTATAGCCCGCGAGCCAACATTCTCTCTTCCCATTAACGAGCCGTAAAGCTTATCTCTTTCTTCCCTTGCCGAATCATTATAATCATGACTCAAATCCCCTAGCAGGCGATGCGATACCGCTAATTCTTCAGGCACATTAGCTAGTTGCTGACCACTATAAGTAGGAGTCGGGCTATTATAAAGATTTAGTCCCTTCTCTAATGTTTTAACAGCTGCTGCCTCGCCATAAAGCCCCATATCATCAGGATTACCACCGCTATTTACTATATTGTACAAAGCCTTCATCTTTTGTTTTGGGGCGTTTAATTCTTCATAAAACCTATTCTTATCTGCCGAATTTGCTAGATGTGAGTATATATGCTGCTGATTTCCAAATTGCCCCAGCATATTAGTAAGTCCTGCCCTCTTTGCCTTCTCGGCGTTACCTAGTGCATTTAAACTATTGCCAAACCCTGAATTAAATTCAGAATCAAGGCTTGAAGCATCATTACTTAAGGCATCCGTGCCGACACGGGATAAATCAAGACCCTTATTCAAGTTCTTGTCAAACTTATTATAAAAACCGGTTTGTCTACTACCGGTTCTATCTCCAAACTGCTTACTCATCAGATTCCATCCGGTATCACCTACCCGTCTTTGACCTGACGTAAGTATATCCAGTAAAGAGTTTTTCTGCCCCTCATTAAAACCTTGTGGCGTTCTACTTAAAACACCGCTTGCTTCCACAGAATAAGGAGCAGGAGAATTATTAAACTGCTCTTCCAATGCTCGTTTCCTCTGCGTTAAAGCAGACATCGGAACGCTGGTCTTTCCCCTATATACAGGAGTCGGGTTAGCTACCATTCGCCCTACATCACGATTAATAACGGCTAAGGCTTGTTCTCGGAGGTCATTTAAGTTCTTCATATTATCCCCTCAAATAACTCTCTAAAGATTTTGCACGCGGCGGCAACATTACTTTTCCCCCTCTCTTGTGCTTACGGATATTTTCACGGAACATATCAAGCTTGCGTGCTCCTGCTGCATTATTACCATCCCCCAAATCAGATACTGTCGATGCATCAAACACATATTCGCCGTCGCTAAGCTTTGCATCAATTAAATCATCCTGACCGCCGCTATCACCGCTTAAATAACCTATAGGGCTTGCAGGGTAATAAATTTCTTCTGTCAAATAAGCATAAGGACTATGCGCGCTCCCACCGCCTTTCATTCTAAGCGGCCGCCCTTCCTCATCCGTATACTCAAGCCAGCGGCCGGTTCTGGCAAACTCCTCAGGTGATACAACTCGCCTCCGAACAGAACCCATATTCTTTATATCTTCTTCCAGCTGCTTGTTTTTTCGCTTTTTTTGTAAATCGGCACGTGCAGTCTCCAGTGCTTCGTCAGCTTCAACCTCGGCAATAGTCTTACGACTTGCGTTTCGATACCTTCGCTCTTCCTCTGCTATTTTCTCCGGGCTTTTTGGCTTTTCTCTACCTAAATACTGAGCAGCAGTAGTACCAAGTGTTAGTAAATTCTTTGGCTCGGTTAGATAATCTTGTAATTTATCGGTAAAACCCATATTGTCTTGTTTTTTCTGTCTATCAAGCATGTAATTATAATAGTTCTCTGCATAATCCCCGCTACTGACACCTAAACCTTGACCTCTTCCTGTACCCATTCCTTGAGAAAGTGCAGCTGCACCACTTACATAAGGATTACTCCCTCCAAGCCCAAACAGTCCGCTACTACCGCTTGAACTCCCCATGCCTAAAGCAGGTAATATCGCATTAGTAGTACCATAATTGCTAAGACTAGAACCAAGAGCGCTAGCTCCTAGCTTACTTGCTCCCCATCCAAGTCCTGAAGCAACAGAAGGAAGAGCCGCCCCCATACCTGCTCCTTTTAAAGCTCCACTTAAAGCGCTCTTGCCTCTTGCTGCGTGTTGTGCTCCCTGACCAATAGCACCGCCAATAATACCGCCTATTCCGGGCGCAATCATGTTACCGATAATTGCTCCTGCTCCTCCTCCTATTACGCTCCTTATTGCTTTCCATGGTTTTTTCCAGAAACTATATTCACGAAGTCCGGTAGCAGGATTTATCGTCCCACTTCCTCCTAAACTTTTTAATATGTGAGCTTCAATAGGATTAATATGAGCAAGCTCAGTATCGCCGTTCCTGCCGTGTCTTCTAATCAGATCGGCGAGCCTCGGTAAGTCCTCATCACCGACAGAGCCTCCTTCTTTAAAAGCATACTGCGCTCCCGTAGTATCGTAAGCATTACTATAAGACATATCAGGATCGCCGTAACCTCCACCTTCATAACGAGAATCAGGCATTTGATTATCGCCATCAGAAGCTAAGCTATAAGGCTCGGAAGTATTATAAGGATAGTTATAGGTATTTAAATATGGATCGTAATTTTGCATTTTTGCCTCTAGTCTATAACAAAAATAAACGCTTTATTTTTATTATAGCAGAAACAATCTTAATCCATGTTTTTTCGTAAAAAGAAAAAAGGAGCTAAAAAGCTTAGCCCCTAAAAACAGGAAAAAAATGAGTAATTGATCGTGTGTTCACGTTAACATATTTTAATAAGCAAATCTAGGTGTATTTTCTAAACTTACGCTGCCTCTACTATGCTTTGCGAATAATTATATTGCTTATTAATATACTCTATACAAGCCAGTTGTCTTTCTTCCCCTAAATCAACAATACTTTCAACACCTGCTTTACTGCACCACTTGTTTAATATTTCACTGGGTACGTTATGCAATTTAATAAGTTCTAGCAACTCTAAAAGTGTTTCGCTCGGCTCTAGGTCTTTGACCTCTTCCTCCTGATTAGATAAAACAGAATCAAGTTTGCTACTTATACTTTGAGATTTTGGGGTTATATTTTTAACTTCCATTTCAAGCTCATTAAAATGCTTGCCTTCCATTTCCTCAGCTGTAGGATGCTGACTGATTATCTCAGGAAAAGCCTTACGTAGTGCTTGTGCCTCAGCACATTTGGCAAGTTGACCATATGGTCTTTTTTGCCACATAGTATTAGGTGTAGCTGTATCTTTTTTAGCAGCATAGTTTTCTAACCAGTATTCTTTTGCAGTAAATTCAACAATAGTATTATTTACCAGCTTTTTAACTGTTACCTTACACCATTTAGGATAGGTAATTTCTACTCCTCCTAAATTACATGTAACATCTTCACCAAATTCAGGCTCGCTTACACCTGCATATTGATTGCTACGTGCCGCCTGTATCCTATATAAACCGACACCTGCCATAACTACGTCCTTGTACTCATATTTGCCTGTAACGGCATTTTTTACACTCATCGGGACAATATGTACAGGCTTTTGCATAGGGTCTAATTTTGCCGCCTTGCAATAATCAAGAACCATCTTTATACTTTCGTCTCTTGCCCCAGTATATAAGCTGTTTTTTAGTGCTGACCATATATGCTGATCAATTTCATTAGCGGTATTTATTGCTGCTATGTTACTCATTTTCTTTGATCTCCTCCTCTTCTATTTTCTTGTTAAAATCTTTATACAAATTAAACACTTCCTTTACGGCTTCTATTATATTCATGTTTAATCCTCTCTAGGCATTATATTGTATGATTAATTTATAACGTTTTTTTAATTTTTCTATCAAATCAGGATCAGTCCCTCTTTTGCCGTTTTCATAGTCGCTAATCCTTGCTCGATTAGTATGTAAAGCTTCAGCTACTTGAGGGATAGTCATACCCGCCTTTTGCCTTAATCTTTTTAACTCTTCTGCTTCTTCTTTAGTTGGGACTGGATATTTTCTCATTTTACTAAAAACATTCTCGATTGCTGACCATATTTTATACATTTCTCGTATATTTCTCTATATTTTTCCTTAAATGTCTTAACGTCAACAAGCGATTTTGGAGCAGTATTTTTCCATGTAGCTATTACGTTCCCCTGATTATCAATTAGCACGTCATAATCTCTCATAAATTCCTGTATATCGGTCTTTAATTTCTCAATGGTATCAGCTATCCGTACTTCTTCATCCTTTAAGCTTTTAAGTTGTTCCCATTTCTCTATAATATTATCTTCCGCTACAATCTCGTGATGATGCGACTCAGGAAATAAGTTAAACGTATCCCTAGTATTTACACATTTAGGCGGTATTCTTTTTTCTATATGGTTATGCCAAAAATTACAGGCTATCTTAATTAGCTTTTCTTCCAGCTCTTTATTACGCTCATAAGTATAAATTCTAAAATCCTGTCCACCAATTAAAACTGCTATATCAACCTTTGGTACATTGCATATACTTGCGTAATAGGCTACTTGCACTAGATAGGATTCGGGGATTTGGTCAGTCCCAACCTCCCCCCATTCCTTGCCCTTGGTAAAGCCAGCTGTTTTACATTCTAAAATATACTCTCTAATATCTTTTCTTTTACCGACCCATCTATCAATATTTGCTGCTAAAAATCGATGCTCTGTATGTCTAATAGGATGATCAGATTCCCATACTTCTTTACCATTACCAATATCTTCCTTATAAGCCTTAGCAACCACATCTTCTAAAAGGTTGCCCCACCTCATCGCAGCATTGGTCTCTTCGTTTATATTATCGCTGGTTTTATCCAAATATACGTCAAGAGCCGTGCGGTATGGATTTAAGCCACAGATAGCACCTAGATCGCTCCCGCCTATATAATCTTTACGCTCTCTTAGCCATTCTTGTTTATTGTGCATATACATCCCTCCTTGAAAACTCATCTCTTTTAATAAAAGATATCTTCTTGTTAGATTGAAAACATATCCAATCCCCAGGCTCAAGAGTTTGAGGATTATCTTCACCAACTGCTATTTGGTTAATTTTGGTTTCGCAGTTGTAATAACGACGCACTTTTCCCCTATACAACGCATCATCTAACCATTTTGGAAAAGAACTAAAAACTCCTTGAATGGCTTCAGACCTATTATTAACATATTGTACATATTGAGCTTCTTTTATACATTTACTTGGTTTTTGATATTCTTCAAAAAAATCTTCTATTAAATCTTCGTACGTATTATTAAAGAAAAAATTGTCATACCCATTATTTAGAAGCCAATTAATTACATCTTGCTTTGTCAAAGTTGTATCTCTTATTACATCTTTAATAAGTTCTTCAACACGAGGGTTTACTTCTATTTTATTTTCCATACTAATAACCTTATTGCTTTATTCTTCGTTTATGTATTTATTTAATTTAGTATTTAATAAATTAAATTTTACTTTATTCAAAAGTTCATCTAATAAACGAGCATTTGGATTTTTTTCAACATGCTCTTTATAGCTATCTTCCCGTCTTTTTACGTCTTGCCTACTTTTCCATTCGTTGTAAAATAGGTTTTCCATATCTACGTTCATATAATTACCATTATTTCTTTATTTATAACTTTCTGTATTAATAGTTTAATGTATTCCTATAAATATTTTTTTAAATTCTCAAATGTTTCTAATGTTTCTTTTTCAATTACAAGAAAATTATATTTATTAAATCCCTCAATAAATTGTAACAATAAATCACAAAAAGTTTTTGGGACTACTACCCACTCGTCATTAGTTTGAGACTTAAGCCACATCGACAATTCGTGCGTATCTACACCATCAGTTTTAGTAAATAACAACCTCATAAACTCTTCTTTCGGAATAAAACGATCTTTTATTACTGACATCTTAAACCTCTACCCCCCTTGATTGTAAATAATAAGAGCGCAAGCTTTGATCATGTATGTAAGCATTATGCTCGGCTTCTTCTATTGCCTGCTCTAAAGCCACAAGATCATATTCGCTACTATCCCAATCTATACAATAGTCGTTTGCTTTCTCGAGTAAATACTCGTATTTATCAATATCAACCATTAATTGGTAGTAATTATCGCCATAACTTTTATAGGAAATGTTATAAAACATAGCTCTCTCAATCTGCTCCTCTATAAAGGCTTCTCTTGCTCGCTCGCCAATTCTAGCAAACGTTTCTTTGCTAGATGCTGATAATTCTACAGGTTCACTTCTAACCTCATGAAACTTAGGCTTATCTGTGATATTAGAAGGCAGCTGATCTATTATTTTTTCTAGATTTTCTTTAGATTGTTTTCTTTCTTCAGAAATTCTAATAGCTTCTTTCTTAGCTTCTAAATTCTTTAAAATTTGTAAAGCTTCCTTTGGTGAGATCAACATTTGCCTCAAAGCTTCACGAGCTTTGGCAACGCATGTATCTTCTAAACTCGGCATGGTAGATTCTAACAACTGATATCTTTTATCAATTATACCATAGCTGTTTTGACTAGTGATTTTGTCGTGATTTTTTCCACCTTGACATAAAGGTAGGGTTGAGATATTTTGCATATATTCCTCCTAAGGAATTAAGTTAATTGATGTTGAGAATAAATAACTTTTGTCGGTGAGTTATTCTCTTTAAATAAAAATATTAAAACGTCTTAAGCTCGAACTTAAGGCGTTTTTTTATTGCCTTATAAGGTGAGTATAGAGGGGAAAAATGATAGAGTCAAATGTTTTTTGTATAAAAAGTCAGTTTTTTCTATTAAGCAAACTTTCTTTATATCTTTCTACTAATTCTATAGCTCTATTTTCATTAATAGCATAAAAATATATACCATCTTTTTTTCTTGCCACAAAATTACGAGACAATAAATTTTTAAGAGTAAAATTAACTGTTTGCTTTTTAAATCCCATAATTTTTTCTATTTGTTTTGCAGTAACGGGATAATCAGAGTTAGCGATAATACTTAATACTCTTTTTTGACCTGATGGTAAAATATCTGAGTTCTCTATTGCTTTTACTAACATTGTCTTTTCTTTTGTTTGTGTAACTATCATAATTTATATATTTTTTATAAATAGTCAATTAAGTAGTAAGTTTTTATTGACTTATAAAATAAGTTATTTAATGATTATAACACAATTTTCAAGATTAGAATCTATAGGAGGCACCAAGAACAATATGTAACTGAAATTTTTATAGGGAAGGGATAGGCATTTTTTAAAGAGAAACACCCAAAACTCATGAACTATTCACCAGTTATGAGAATAGGGAAGTACTACCTAATAGTCAAGTGTTTTTCTTTAAAAATTACAAATTAATAATAATTTTTAAAGAATATGGTAAAACAACAAGAGCAAAAATTAACCTTTACGGAATCATACCCAGATCAGCTATGCAAACTCTACTCATTCAAGGAAGAAAAAGCCCGCTATCGTAAGAGTTATATTAACTGGGATAAGATAAATAGAGCTAATAAAAAGGTTAAGCCCATTCGTCAAAAGTCCTTTTTTCTTAGTAGCCCCGCAAATAAATTACTTAGTGCAGTTATGAGTAAATTAATTAAGGAGGAAAGAGTACTACTAAATCACAAATATATTTCTACTTTTACATTCGTTGAAAGAAGACAGAATGTAAGAATTATTGAGGAATTAGAAGATATATTAAATATTACCTATCATAATTCTATTACTATTGATGGAAAAAAATATCGTTATAGTTATGAGTTCGCTCATAAGGAGCAAAACATCGTAAATACTGCTTCTGTAGAAAATTCTGTCGAGACTTTTATGTCCCGACAAAATGATCCTCTCTATATATATAAAGAAAATAAAAATATTGAAGATATAGATCTGAAATCTAATTTTTTACAAAATTCTGAAGAAGTTAAAACTGCTAAGATTGAAACTATAAAATTCAAAAAACGAGTACCTAACGAGCGAAAAAAACCTACTAATGCCGAGCGTAAGGCAAGAATTTATCGTTTTAACCAGTACAAAGAACCACAAGACCTAAAGCACCATTACCCGTTGATAAAAGAGGACTGCACTAAACTACAAAGCCTGTCAGGGCGAGACTTTAGCCTAAATGCAATGAATGAAATACTCCTCTCAATGTCAAAACGGCGAGATAATAGGTTTTGCTCGAAAGCGCAGTTTATGGCATATTTCGGTAAGTGTCTGCGATTTGAGATGCGAGACGCTGTTAAAACTAGCAATGATAACTTCCGCATAAAAGCTAATATTCCCAAGGAGGAAGCTCCAAGAAAAACTAAGATATTCGGAGAACAGGAGCTAAAGGCGTATGACTTAGAGAATAGAAACACAGATGGTTTTCAAAGGCTATCAGTCTTTGGGATAGTTGATAAATTTCAATTTAATAATTAAAGATAATTTTTTATGACTATAAATTTTCGTGTATATGGATATGTATATGGACATATAAGGGCATCAACAAAAATACAAGATGCAATAAAAGCAATAAACACCATAATCCATTTTGCTAATAATTCAAATTTGCCTATTACAGCTTTTTTTACAGAGAATGAAAGTAGGGCCAAACTAGAACACCCTGAATTATTTAGATTATTGGATATGGCTCAAATCGGCGATATTATTTTAATTGAGCAGATAAATCGTATCTCAAGATTAAATGATATAGACTGGAACAAGTTAAAAACAATTATTAAAACAAAACAGCTTAAAATAATTTTTCTTGATATACCAACAAGTCATCAAATTATAGAATATAACGATAAATTTACTGATACCATGTTAATGGTAATCAACGACTTAATGTTTGATATGTTAGATGCAATAGTTCGTAAAGATTACCAACATCATAAACATAAACACTCAGAAGGAATAATAAAAGCCAAATCTCAAGGATTATACAAAGGTAGAAGAGAAAATACTGAATTACATAGAAAAATTGAGTTGTTACTTTCAAAGAACGAGCCATATAGTGTGATTATGAGCTCACTTAGATGCTCAAAAGGTACTGTTGCTAAAGTTGCTAAACGAAAAAAGGAGTTAGAAAAATAGACTATTTATTATTATTTCTCACTATCTCGGTAAAATCCGACCAGTCTTCTACTTTAAAGGCTCTAATATCTCGTACTGAGTCAGAGAACCACTGAACGTTAGATAGCTTATTAATTACCTTGTAAACAGTTGTAAGATCGTTTTTCTCATTTTTTGAAAGATAAAGACTACCTTGTGTTCCAACAAAACCTAAATCTTCCATCATTGCTCTAATTTCATCATAAGCTTTATTATAGGGCTCGCCGTAGTTTTCTTTTAACTTTGCCACTTCCATGTCGAATGATATTGCGTACATAACTGCTTAAAAATTTTAAAGTTGTAAAATGAGGTAAGCTAGGACTAAGTCGGTAAACCGCAAAGACACCCCGCATGCAGCGGACGTTTACTTACCTTCGCATTACTATAACACAAAACCAAGCTTAGTTCTATTTAAGTTTAAGCCTCTTGGTTGCGCGCGCGCGAAGCTCGCCTGTTGGGCTAACGTAACTATATAGTGTACTGCGTGTTATTTTTAATTCTTTGCAAAGATCGGTTACGGAAGTATCCCTATTTTTCATAGCGGCCTCCACCATTCGCACTTGTGCTTTACTTAATTGAAATTTCCTACCACCATTCGTACCTCTAGCACGAGCTGCGGCGAGTCCTGCTTTTACGCGCTCGCTAATTAAATCACTTTCAAACTCAGCGAGCGATGCAAATATTCCAAAAGTTAAACGTCCTGCGGCGGTAGTTGTGTCAATATTAGCTCCTTGTCCTGATAAAATACGAAAACCGATATTCCGCCGAGTAAGATCGGTGATAGTTTTGACTAAGTGTGAGAGATTACGCCCTAATCTGTCAAGTTTCCAGACCACTAAGACATCATGTTCTCTCAAGGATTTTAAACAAGCCTCTAATCCCGGTCTTTTATCATTTCTACCTGAGGCATGATCTTCGTAGATATAAGGCTCTTGTACACCATGCGCTTTTAGAGCATCTAATTGGAGATTTGTTGTTTGAGAACCGTCTGCCTTTGAGACTCGCATATAACCGACAAGCATAATATTTGTAATTTTTCACCTGTTTAAATAACAACTCAATCAAAACATGTATTTTTAAATAATGTGTCGTTCATTATATCATTTATTCAATGTATTGCAAACCTATTATTAAATAAATGACAAATTGTGTAAAATTTGTCTTTCAGTTGTACGATTTTTTCGTACGACTCAAATGAATTGATGAATTTTGCGGAATTAAGAAAATCGCAACTTTTCCTTATCATTCTCTGCAAAACCTTATTCTATGCTGGTTACAGGTTGCGAAATTGAGAAAATCGCGGCGAAATACACTAAATCGCGGAAAAGTCAAAAAATGAAATTTGTTCTTTGGGAATGAATTTCATTCTTAGTCTGAAAAAGCTTATCGGATAAGCGATAGAAGCTAAAAAATAAGTAGTGAATTTTGTTTTTTGGGAATGAAATTTATTTTTTACCCTTCTAAGCCAGTCTATATATATCTTTTAAGCATCCCAAACAAGTACTTTTTCGGCACGAAAATCATATGTTCGCTCACACATTTTAAAAAAACACATTAAAATCATCGCTCTCTTTTTAACCCGTGACAAAATGTCACGACTTCGCTGTTTTCTTATTTTGTTTGTTTAACTCTTAATGTGGCAATAACTCCTCATTACCCCCCCCCCACGATTTTTTAGATACCACACAAACAAATTAAATTCCCTAATTATTTATTTTACTTAAGATTGAATGTTGACAAGGGTTTTGACTATTGGCTAAGCTAAAATAGCTAATGGCGATTGATACCCGCCTATTGGAAGCAACCTCTCATGCTGGGGGTTATGTTATCTATAAATGCCTCTGGCATGAAGGATATCATTGGCTTTCCAATGGCCGTATCAAAGCCCCTGGCACTTTCATCAATTAAATATAGTAATTTATGCAAGACTCAAATTCATGGGAGGCAGTCGTATCCTCTTTAATGTTACAATTTCAAAATCTAGAGCAAAATCTAAAAAATCAAAATTTAAGTGTAGAAGAGTATTTATCTCGAGCTAAGAATAAAGCTGAAGGCCAGCTTTTACATGCACAGCTTAGGTCAACTCAAACTTCTTTTGAGAGAATGGAAAAACAAGTACATGACTTGGTTATTTACCTATGTAGAGCGATGACTGTTAGCAAGGTTCATCAGTTAAGCAATTTACTCGGGGAGGTTGAGCATGGAATGGAACAGTGATGACCCTTTCATAAAGTGGTTTACTAGGATTTATGTCGTATTAGCGTTGATTGGGACGCCTACGGTTTATTATTTGTTGTTGGGGGAGTTATGAAGCGTAAATGTAAAGAGCCACATATACTTCGTGTGATGTTAGGAGTATTTATGTTAGCTTTAGTCACATCATTACTTTGTGTATTACCATGCTTTATTAAAAATGAGACATTACAAGCTGTAGCTACGTTATTTTTATTTTTTTACTTCTTATCTTTTCCATTTGTACCACTAATGACGTTAATATGTGAAGATAGAGATTTAAAAAAGAAAAAAATAATAAAAAGATGCAGAAAGTTAATATCTAAAATATCCAAATTTATATTTGGAGCAGATATACTGTTCAATAATGATTCATTATAGAGCCGTCTATTATCAGCTATTTTCACCTATGCAGTTACTCATCCCCATTAAACTGCCTATAGCATCTGGACAATATTTTTTCTTTAACTCATTAAACTTTTTTTGTTTTACTACATTAAATTCTTTAATTTCTTTTAAATGCTTATCTCTTAAAATCCTTCTTTTTTCTGAAAATTCTTTTATTAACGATTTTTGTTCTTTTGAAAAATTTGCAAAAGTTTCTAAATCAGACATTTTTATCCAATCTTTTTTTCCTATTTTTAATGTTTTTAAACGTTTGTCTTTAATAAAGTCTATAACTCTTTGTACACCTACATTTAAAAATGTAGCACAATACTTTCGACTTACATACTCCTCGCCGTCTATTATCATGGGGTTAGTCATTTTTGAATTTTTGATAATGTTTAAAAATTAAGTCTATATCTAGTTTTTCAAAACAGTGAGGACATTGTGGTTTTATAAGTGCCATCCCATAATAGTCATTAATAGCAAAATCTTCTTCTAAATCAGAATAATTAGTATGTTTTTTCTCTAACTTTAAAATATTACCTTTATTTAAGTTAATAATTAGATCACTGTTATTGTTTTCGGAAAAAGTTATTAAATTTAAATTCTGTAATGAAACTAAAGCATGTTTTATATTTTTTTCTGTTTCATTAAAAAACTCTTGTAATTTTACATAAGAGGTCTTTATAGTGAGACATTCTTCTTCGCTAAAAAAATAAGACAATAAATGTAAATTTAAGCTACTTCCTAACTCTATTAAAGTCCCTAAATGAATAAAAAAATCATATAATGACGAACGTTTTATTTTGTATCCATTATATCTACAAAACCCTTTATTATCATACATACCTATATCATTCATTATACACAAAATCTCAATTGTTTTATAATCAGGTCTGCCATCTGAATTGAGTATATCATGGTAATACTTCTTTCTAATTCCAGCTACTTCTTGGCTTTCTAAACAATTTATAATAAGCTGATCTGGTTTTTTTGAATATTCATCTAAAGAATTAAATTCTTCTTTTTCCATTTTACTTTTCTCACTTTAATTTTTTGTTCATATTATTTTCCTGCCTTTGACTCTTTTTCAAGGTTATCGAAGTAGAAGATTGCCATTGTGTAAGCAATTAATGTGGGAATAAATAAAAATAATAATCCAAAGCTTTTAAACTGGTTTGTAAAATAAATTAAACCAAATGAAGTTAAAGCAAACATAAAACCTCTTCCCCAAGCATATTGTAGACCTGCAGATGTAAAACGTTTTAATAGAGGAATATGTTTATAAAAAATTGCAAAAGCTGGTGCTCCATGAATAGAACATAATATCATTGTATACTGTATAATAATCAGTTGATAAGATTCAGTCATATTACTTAACATAAAAGGAACAACTAGAACTACGATTAAAGATATTAAAAGTTGAACTTTTAATATCTTTAATGGGTTTATATAAAAACTAATTACCATAATAAATATGGTCTTGCAAACTTCTGATAAAGAAAGAAAAAGATTATTATAGATAACCTCCTCAGCTGAATAATTAAAATTTTCTTTAAATAAATCTCCGCAATAAATATAAGAAAAATAATAATATAATGGATAAGCACATTGAATTAAAAACAAAAAAAACGATGTTTTTTTACTACCACCACGATTCTCTTCTTTTAATACTATTTTTCTTGCTTCTTTTTTTGTTAACAAAAATTTATCTTGGATTAATTTTATCTTATTTTGAATATTATTGAATTCACTACTTTCAATTAATGTTCTCCTTGCTTGTGCTCCAATTACTGCAATTACTCCACCAACCCAAAAAGCAAGTCGCCAATCAAATCCTTTCGTTGTAACTAGAGTAGCTATCCCTAAAGCAAATGTTCCTCCAAGTGCTCCAAATAAAGACGTTATCATTGATAATGGATACTGAATAGGAGGTTTTGAAGTTTCTATAAGATAGAGATCACAGCTGGTTACTTCTCCTACTGAAGAAATACTTTGTAATATTCGACAAAGTGTAACTCCAACAGAAGCACCTATTCCTATTTGAGCATATGTAGGTAAATTTGCCATTACTAGACAGGAAAGTGCCATGATTACAGTTGTTATATATAATACTATTGTACGACCAAAATTATCTCCTATTTTACCAAAAATATAAGCTCCTAATGGTCTAAAACCGAAGGTAATAGTTATTCCCATAGCTGTTAATAATTTAGCTGAATCAGGATCGGTGGTCTCAAAAAATAGTTCGTTAAGTAATGTTCCCATATGTACGTATAACATAAGGTCAGCATATTCTAAAAATGTTCCAAAAGATAATAAAGCTACTGCTTTCTTTAAAAGTGGAGACATTACAAACATCTCTTTTTCAGTGTTTTCTACTTTCACAATTTTTTATCTAATTATTTAAAGTCTTGATTATAGCACAAATTATTTTAAGTGCGGACATTTTTTCTTGTCTATTTCGTAAGAATAAAAGGGGTGTTATATTCTTGCAATTATTATTCGTTCATAGTGAAAATGATTAAAATAAACCAGGATTTATTGACTCGAAAAATTACTGTAAAAATAAATAAAATCTTAAATATTTCAAAAAGTTACAAAACATCAAAAATAATAATGGACTTTATAAAAAGCTTACCAAAAGAAAAAAATACAAATTTTATTCCAATAAATATACCAATTATGGAAACAAAATTAGGTATAGATGAAAAGACTATCAGAAGACATTTAAAAAAATTAGACAAGACAGGATATATAAAAAAGCACAAAGGAAAATCTAATTCACTAAAAATAGAAATTTTGAAGGAGTTAAAGGTTAGAGAACTAACATCTAGCCAGAAAATTTCTCTTTTTGAAGGAATTGAAGATTATATCAGATGCTTTAATTTAACTATTGTAAACGAGGAATTAGAATAACCTATGACCCCCCTCCTTTCCTCCTTTCTACAAAAAATCCAAGAATGGCTAGACGTCAAAGCCGAACATAAACGTATTAAGGTAATAAAGGAAGCTCTGCGGGTTTATGGGCAAAGGCGGGGGATTAACTGGAATAATAATAGCAAAGGTAGCTTATGACTCCACAAAGACAGAAGGATATTAAAACAATAGCATCTCGTATACGTAGAATTTTAAAAGAGAACGAGGGGATGCCTATGTACTTTAATTTCTGGGATGATCTGGACACGCTAACAAAATTAATCTTAGAGGAGGAAGAAAGTGAGTAAGGCAACAGAAACAACCACTTTGACTCTTACCAATAAACAGCAATTATATAAAATTGTTGTGGATTCAAGAGGTAATCCTGACGCATTGGCTATTAACTTATACTGGGATGAGTTTAGATCATGGTATAACCATAAGAAGATACATACAAGTAGCAAAATAGTAAAAATCCCTAAATTATATAAGTATGGAGTATATGCCTCTTATAAAGAGTTGTCTGAAAAGTACGGAGTTACAGAGAATACTATTAGAAGAAAAATAGTAAAATTAGAAGAACTTGAGTTATTAAGTAGAGATTTTTATACAAACAAAGAAAGCCATAAAGTTTTGTATAACCAACTAATTATTTACATCTGGCAACAAACTCCTCATTTTTTCAATCCTATAGGACTTGATAGGATGCTTATTGAGGAGTTAACGCCATCAACAAATCATGAGTATATATCATCAAAATATCACAACGAAAACAAAGGGGGGTGTAAACAAGATAACCCTATAAATGTTCACACCCCTATCATCACGAATGATCATACCCCTCTCCAACAAAATAAGGACACCCCTCATACTAAACTTGTTCACACCCCTACGCCCTTACAGGCTATTAATTCTCTAGGGTTGGAGGTAGAGGGGGGTGTAATCGCAAATGTTCACACCCCTATCATCGCCGGTGATGATACAAATATACTAAGAGAATATAATCTCTATACGTCAAGTATAGAGAGATTATATTCGTATAATATTAATAATACGCACGCGCGGGGTTTTAGCGATAAAACTTGTATAACTGATTGTGCCGATAAAAATAATGACATTAACAAACCGACTCATACAAATTCTGACGAAATAAAAACTTTAAACACAGAAGAAAAAAAATCCAGTTTCGCAGATTTTGCTTTTGGCTTTCCTGCGGAGCCAACGCAATCTGCTGTTGATGAATGGGAAGAAAACGAAACAGAAGAACTTGCAGCTTTACTGGATAATGACTGCATTACTGATCCTGTAGTTCCAATAGACCCTGAAGAAATTATTACCGACGAACAAGCAACCCGAAGAATGCTACTCTCTAAAGCTCTGTGGAGTACTTTTGGAGAACAGAGATCAGGCGAGATACAAGATGATTACAAGTTTGTAGAAACAGAACCGCATAAGGTCTGTATTCAAACTAAAGAAATGCAATTAAACGATATTGAGAAAGCTAAAATCCGCAAAGCTATTGTTTCCATTTACGGCGAGGATGTAACGATAGCAATGCAGATAATCGCTCCCCTGCAAAATGAACCGATACCTAGTGATGAAGTTGTCGAATTAGAACATTCGGTAAGTAAGTCTAATTGGCTTAATTTTAAATCTGTAATAAAAAATCATTCTTTGTTTGCTGCCTTAAATAATCCGTCATTAACGACTACTGAGGAATCGCCTAAAAAAATTATCATAGAGGGGGTAGCATTTCTTATTGAAAGGATAATTGAGCCTGGAAGTTTAGAAGACCTTGAGAATGCTATTTTAAAGACAGGTTTGACTTTAGAATTACGCACTAAAAACGTTCATCCTGAATATAAAAATTTTGAAAAACAACCAATTGTTTTAACTGCCGAAAAGGTACTAGAGGACAAAGCTTGGTTATCGAACATAAGAATAGCTGAGTTACAAAAGTCAAATACAACCGGAAGGCTTATTGAGGTTAGGGAAGAAAAGCCGGTAAATGATTATGATAGCGAGTCGGTGACAAATTGTAGTCGACTGAAATTAACAGCAAGAGAAGAAGCAATTGTTAATAATTTTAATGATATGGAATTGTTGGCCTTAATAGAAAAACAAGCAAGTCAAGCATAGGAGGAGTAAATGAGTGAACTAGAAGCTAGAAAATACACGTCAATTCGTAATTTAAGAGAAGAGATTAGGCAAGATATGGAGGATTATAAGCTTTTTGTAAGTGTTGATGATTATGTAGGTCATCATACTGCCTCCGTTCTTTTGGGAAAGGAAAATGATCATTATAAACGTGCTTGGTTTATAGAATATTTAAAAATACAGATAGATAGCAACATATCCAAATTAAAAGAACTAGTGGAGCAAAACAATGAATGAAAAACAGGTATTTAAAATGCGGGAAGAAATTCAAGGGATTTTAGAAAAAATAACAAGTGAATACGATTTAAAGAATACGGTTCTTTTATCCAGTAAAGGAATAATTACATCTAATCGTGATATGTCTTGCGATCTTATTATACCAGTACTTTATGTTGCTTTAGGTCAAATGTACGATTTTATTCTAAGAGAAAGCGATAATAAGGAGTTGTGCGAAAAATCAATAAATAAAAGTATAGAAGCATCTATTGATCAACTGCGTAAATTTATATTTAAGGAGCAAGAAAATGACTAAATGGAATAATTTTAACGATGCCGAAGACCAGAAATTTTACACGTTAATACCTCATAGAACCATAGCAAAAGTAGTAATGCTTATAAAAAAAGGAGGTTATATTACAAAAGAGTTTCCCGATGGGTATGCGACTAAAAGCGATTCTACGGGCAGTGTATATCTTGCCTGTGAGTTTGTAGTGCTAAGTGGCCAGTATGAGCATAGGAAAATCTGGAGCAATATCGGTCTTCATAGCAATAATGAGAAATACGGCGAAATCGGTAGAAGCATGATTAAAGCCATTCTTAACTCTGCTTATAGCATACATCCCAAAGACAATTCTTCCGATGCCGTAAAGCAGAGAGAGATAAAAAGCTTTGCTGATCTAGATAATCTTGAATTTGTAGCTGAAATTACCATCAACGGTAAGGGACAGAATCCAAAGAATGAAATAAAAACAATAATTACGCCCGATCATCCTAAATATACCGAGTGTATGGATAGTAGGAACAGTAAGGTAAAAGTAAAGATTAATTACAGTGCGCCAAAGCCTCAGGAAAAAAACGAAAAGTTTGTAGGTGATGAAATCCCATTTTAAAAAAAGGTAAATCCATGAGAGAAAGTGCTGAAATAGAAATTATAGGTTATGTAGCAGCAGACCCTATTATGCCAAGTCCCGAGAAATATCCTGATTTCATAACGTTTCAGATAGCAATTACAAACGCTAATCGAGATACAATATGGTTTAAATGCCAAGTAGGTTCTGAAGGACTAGCTAAGGTTGTTAGATCGTATGTAAAAAAAGGAAGCAGTATATTAGTTAAAGGGTATCCAAAAGTGAATGCTTACATTGCAAAAGATGGAACAGCTAAAGGTTCGATTGAAGTTAATGTTAATTATTTGAATTTATTAGGTCATTCCAAGGGGTAATAAGTAGTTTTAAATAAAAGAGGAAATATGGAAATAAAAGATTTGTTATATGAAATAGATTTTGCTTTGGATTCTATTTTACCCATAGAAGAAAGGGTTGTTGAGAAAAAAGATACAATAAAAATAATGTTAACAATAAGTCAGCTAAGAGGACAGTTATTACAATTAAGAGATAATTTAGTTGTTAAAAATAATATTAAAGGACGTAGAAGATTATATCACCCTCTTGAAGCAATGCCTTTAGAAGGACTGAGAATGTTCTATAACGATATGCCAGATAATTTAGCCGAAAAACATTTTAACCAAACCGCTTATAATTACGAGAGTAAAAAAAGAAGAGAGTTTTTGGAAAGAAATAAGAATAAAAACTATGAATAGACCTGAATATGTTGCTTCTATAAATTTTTTAACCAAGGAAAAAAATCAAAGATTACTACCATGTAATGCAAGCAAAGAACATTTAGGATTAGCATTTACTAAATATTTTTTTCATAAATCAGGAGTACGTTTTGAAGAATCATTTAACGAGACTACTTTAAAAATTGAAATTAAATGTGTAGGCACTCCCAATAAAAAAGACCTTGTTTTGTTCGGCAAGCTGGAAGAATTAATATTTGAGTTTTTAGATAAACAGGAGGTTAGATATGATTAGATTTTTTAAAGGAATAAAAAGAGCAGCTGACTTTTTTAGTATTCATCCAGAGGGCTTAAGTTTTGTAACAGAAAGAAGGCTTAAGGACTTGGAAGCTAGTGTTAGTAAATTGCCGAAAGCTATATCAGATCGCAATCTTACTCGTATGATTAATCTGGAGCATCAGATTTATGAGGTAGAACAAACTATAAACAGTCTTCAAAACAAGGGTAAAGAGCAAATAGCTACGCAGTTAGCATTGCCAGTAAAAAAGGGTATTTCTCTAAAAGAACTCAGAGAATATTGGGAAACACGTCCACATAAAAAGTTAGTTCCATCGAAACCCAAACCAGTAAAACTCCAAGCCGTAGAAGAGGAAGTCAAAAAAGTTAAATCGGAACTGACGCAAGCTAAGGTTAAAAGGTTGTTTGAATATAGAGATGGAGAGCTTTATTGGAAGGTAAACATTGGCAACGTAAAAAAAGGAAGTTTAGCTGGGAGTATTCATATGGTGAGTGGACGCAGTCATAGAAGAGTTGGTTACAAAGGTAAAAACTACTACATCTCACGAATAATATTTTTAATGTTTCATGGATATTTACCGGAATACGTTGCTTATATTGACGGCAACTCTTCGAATACTCGAATAGAAAATTTAAGAGAAGCTAATAATTCCCAAGTTCAATGTTTTACTCGAAAATCAAAAAATAATACCTCTGGGTATAAAGGAGTTACTCCATACAAATTAACAGGTAAGTATATTGCTCAAATTTCCAAAAATAGAAAGCATTATCATCTAGGCCTTTTTGATACCGCCGAAGAAGCCTATAAAGCATACTGCAAGGCGGCAAAGAAACTACATGGAGAATTTGCACGAGTAGCCTAATAGAAATAGCAAGAGAAGAAGGGCAAGCACGATGAATACAGATTTTATTATTAACGAAGAATTTGCACGGCTTATTCCTCCGTTATCGGGTGAGGAGTTAGAGAAGTTAGAGCAGAGTTTGCTTAATGATGGTTGTCTCAATCCATTAATAATATGGAATAATACTATAATAGATGGACACCATAGATATGCTATCTGCATTAAGCACAACATAAGCTTCAACATAATAGAAAAGACGGAACTAGAGACTGAGCTGGATGTAAAGCTCTGGATGATTAATAACCAGTTTAGCAGAAGGAATTTGCCTACTGAAACTAGGCTAGCACTTGCCTACAAGTTTAAGGGGTTTGAAGCAGAGAAGGCAAGAGAGAGGCAATTATCCGCTTTAAAACAATTTTCCAAGCAAGAAGAAAGTGCAGAAATAAGCCAGTCTACCGATGGGTTAGCACTAACCCCACGGAGTGAGACAGAAAATAGCAAGACTCTAGACATTATTGCTCAGAAAGCAGGAGTAAGCCATACCACAGCATTCCAGTACGATGCTATCCAACGCAATGGAACAGAAGAACAAAAAGCTAAAGTTGCAGAAGGTAAGTCTAGTATTAACAAGGTCTATACCGAGATTAAGCAGGCAAAGCTATCCGAAGAAGATAAGCGGATAGTTCATTTAAAAATAAAAGGTAGCGGAGTAGCCGTTATTCAGAAATACGTTAGCGGTATTTATAATGAGTTAGAGGATTTAAATACGAGTAGGGATTTAACTGGAATTCGCCATATGCTTTTAAATACCTATCTTGGACAAAAAGAGAATTTCTTATCTTGTGTCTCTGATATAGATAAACAGAAGAAACTAGTAACACGAAACTTAACTGCATTATCGGAGTCGGTTGAGGATTTAGAATTAACTGTGAATCAAGGTAAGCACATAATTAAGCTGGAAGCTAAAAAAGATAAAACAATTTCTAAATTATATGAAAGGTACTATGGCTAAAGCAAGATGTGAAGAGATCATTATAGATCAGTATTTAAAGGGGCATATTAGCAATGAGTTTAAAGATAAGCTTTTGTGGGGAATTGATAATAAGCAATATTTAGAAGTAATGTTTGGAGAATTAGAAGAGGAAAGTTTCGGAGAGCTAATTGTAAGTATATTAATTAAGGAGCTAGAAAATGAACCATTCGAGTAATCATGAAACTATCACATGGCAGGAGGCGAGCATTAAGTTATCGCAGTTAAAAGAATATCCTAATAACCCGAGAAAAATAACCAAGGAAATGCTGGATAAACTAGCTTCTCATATAAAGGAGGACGGGTATCATCAAAGAATAATAGTAGATAACGATTACACCATTATCGGCGGCCACCAGCGTAAAAAGGCTTTATATATGGCAGGTTACGATGATGAGACTGAAATTGAGGTGTTAATGCCCAGTAGAAAACTAACGCCGGAGGAAATAGACAGGTTGAATATCAGAGATAACCTAGCGTTCGGTGAATATGACTTTGATGTTCTAACGGAGCGGTTTGATATGGAGGAGCTATTATCTTTTGGCATGGATAAGGAAATGCTCGCGCCTATATTTGATAAAACCATATTAGAAGAAATAGGGGAAGAAGAGGAAATAGAAGTCCCAGAAGAAGCTACTGCTAAGCTTGGTGATATTTATATGCTTGGGTCTCATCGTTTAATGTGCGGTGATAGTACTAACCCGCAGCATGTTGAAAAACTAATGGATGGAGCAAAGCCAATTTTAATGGTAACTGATCCGCCCTATGGGGTCAATTATGAGCCTGAGTGGCGTAATGAAGTAGGCAAAGGAGGTAGAAACACAGGCAAGGTACTAAATGATGATAGATATGACTGGTCTGATGCTTATACGTTATTTACTGGTGATATAGCTTATATCTGGCATAGTTCAAAGTATACTCATAAATTTGCCGAAAATATAGAAAACTGTGGCTTTGATTTAGTTAACCTGATTGTTTGGAGTAAAACTAGACCAGTTCTTAGTCGTGGTGATTATCACAACCAGCATGAACCTTTATGGTATGCGGTAAGAAAAGGCCAGAAAGTCAGGCATAATTGGCAGGGCAGGTGCGATCAAACAACAGTATGGGATATAGAAGGATATAACGGTAGCAAAGGTGATGGTGAAGAACCGACAGGTCACGGCACGCAAAAGCCGCTTGAATGCATGCTTCGGCCAATACTTAATAACTCTGCGCAAGGTGAAAGTGTCTACGATCCGTTTGGCGGTAGCGGTACTACGTTAATTGCCTGCGAGAGGTCAAAGCGTAATTGTTATATGATGGAATTATCCCCAGCTTATGTTGATGTTATAATAAAGAGGTGGGAAAAAGAAACTAATAAAAAAGCTGTATTATTGAATGAGGAAAAAAATAAAATTGGATGAAGCTCAAATAGCTCAAGTAGAAGCATTAGCAGCTTACTTACCAATAAATAGAATTGCTGGATATTTTGGTTTTTCAGAGACCACCTTTCACGAAATTAAAAAACGGCAACCTGAAGTATCTGAAGCCTACAACAGGGGGGTGGCAAAAGCCTGTAGCTTTGTTGGTAGTATGCTTATGGGGTTTATTCGGGAAAAGGAAAACACTGCGAATAAATTGAATGCAATTACCTTTTACCTTAGGACACAAGGGGGATGGGACAATAAATATAAAAATGATAATCAACCAGTTTATTTGACGTTTTCTGAAGAACAAACGCCTGCAGAAATACTTAATGTTGGTTTTAATGCACTTAAAGAAGGTAAAATAGATTTTATTCAGATGCAACAGATAGGAAGTTTAGCATTAACCAAAATGAACATAGAAACTCGTACTCAGGAAGACAAAGCGGTATCAAAAGAACTGGAAATAGAAGAGGCAAAAGTATTTGTAAAAGAGCTAGATGAAGCAATAAAAAACTTGGATTTGTTAGAAAAAAATATGAAGAAATGATTATGTCGACAGGAAGATATATTAATGGTGTAGGTAGAAAGGCATATAGAAAACCTTTAGCAGAAGAAGAAAAAGATATACTAAGTGCAATGAAGCAAGATCAACGTGCAGCATTTGCCAGGTATAGAGAGTTAGTAAAAGCTCGCAAGAGAAGAGAGAAGTTGCGTCCTAGAGAGCCTGAAGTTTATCACCACGATATCTGTAAAAAATCATGAGAAAATCAGGATAGCCAAAGCCTATGGTATAATTACTTTAGCTAAGGAATGAGCATAAAGTAGTAAGCTAAAGTGTTAAATGTTCTAGATATTTTCTCAGGCATAGGAGGTTTTTCAATAGGCTTGGAAGCTGTAGGAATGCAAACAGTTGCCTTTTGTGAGATTAATCCGTTTTGCCGGAAAATACTAACAAGACACTGGCCATCCGTACCGATATTTTCTGATATTACTACCATAGATAAGAAAGACTTAAAAGCTCTTCCACCAATTGACGTAATTGCAGGAGGATTTCCATGTCAGGATATATCGGTAGCAGGCAAGCAGAAAGGAATAGAGGCTAAACGTTCAGGATTATGGAAAGAATTTGCGAGATTAATAAATGAAATCAGACCCAAATATGCCATTATCGAAAACGTGGCAAATCTTCGCAGTCAAGGACTTATCAGCGTCCTGCAAGATTTATGGGAGATCGGGTATGATGCGGAGTGGCATTGCATACCGGCTTCCGCCTTTGGCGCACCTCACAGACGGGATAGGATATGGATTATTGCCTACCCCGCTTGCATCGGTCAAATCGGATTGTCCGTCGGAAAGGAAGAGGCGGAATCCGAACTTGGAGGCGGTAGTGAAGATGTTTCCGACCCCGACCAGCAGGGATTACAAAGATGTGGGGGATTTGAAGAAATTAGCCCGATATGCTCACAAGAGCAGATTGGCATGTACTATTGCCGCCGAGGAATTAAGCAATGGGGAAAAGAGCCTTTAGAAGTACCTAGGCTAAAAGACGAGCGATTAAACCCTGATTGGGTGGAATGGCTTATGGGATATCCTATTAGCTGGACAGACGGAGGAAGTCGTATGCAGCGCCTTATGGCTTTAGGTAATAGTGTTGTGCCTTTAATTCCTGAGTTCTTAGGAAAAGCAATTGCAAATCATTATAATTAATAATTACTTCTTTATATTAATATTACACGATATAAATATTATATTTTAAATATATATCTTTGTTTGGTTAAATAAAAATAGCTTTACATATTAAAGTAATATGATATATATATCTTTAACTAAAGTTATAAAGATATATATGAGAATAGTTTCCATACTAAATCAAAAAGGCGGTGTGGGTAAAACTACGCTTGCAACGAATATAGCAAGTAAACTTCACTTAAATGGTTCAAAAGTATTACTTGTTGATTCAGACCCTCAAGGCTCTGCTAGAGATTGGCATGCAGTAGGTAATAGTGAAATAGCTGTTATAGGAATGGACAGACCAACTCTTGAAAGAGACGTAAAGAAAATAGCCAATGATTTTGATTGGGTTATCATTGACGGCGCACCTCAATTAACTAATATGGCGGTTTCTGCTATAAAATGTTCTGATTTGATCATTATACCTGTCCAACCATCACCATACGATATATGGGCATCTGAAGAGCTGGTAGACGTGATAAAACATAGACAACAAATTACTGATGGAAATCCAAAAGCTTATTTCTGTATCAGTAGAAGAATATCTACAACTTCTTTAAGTAGCGAAGTAACCGAAGCTTTAAAGGGATATTCCCTGCCGATAATGAAAAGCTATACATCCCAAAGAATTGCGTATGCCAAGTCAGCAGCAGAGGGACAATCTGTTTTTGACACTACTAACAATGATGCGATACATGAGATTACAAATATAGTAAATGAGATTAAAGAGATATTATGAGTTCACTGAAAACCGGTCGTCCATCAATAAATAAAGAGAAAGCACTTAAACAATTAGAAGATAATAAAAACGCTAATTTAGTGGTTAAGGTTGATAAGAACTTTCACAAGGAAATAAAGCGTTATGCACTAGAGAATGATATCACTCTTAGCGAACTGGTGCATAAGTCTTTACGAGCATATATGGGTAAATAATGGACTTTATAGAAGCAATAAAAATGGTATACGAACGAGATGCCGTTATTAAGAGAGAAACTAAAAATTATTGTATTTATAAAAACAAAAGAACTGATCGCTTAAGGAGACTAAGTTTTAATAAAACAGGTGGGGTAATTCATGAAAATTATAGTCTTTTGTCAGATGCAGAGAGTTTAAATAATGATTGGGTCGTAACTAGTGAATATGACGATCTAATAGCAAAAGACAATTTAGTTCGTGGTAAATTACCTGTGTTAAAGTTTGTAAAAAAAAGATTAAAAAATGTATGAAAAATTTTGATGATCTCGACAAAACAGAGCAACTACATTATATAGCAGCTGCTATACTAAGACAGCAGTACACGAACAATGATATTTTAACAAAGAAAGTGACTCCTGAAATCTTGGTGGAGGAATTCTCGTCAGTAATAGAAATAGATGATCGTGAAGAAATGATACATGCTTTAAAAGCAGTGTTATATACAGTACTTGTTGAATTTCCAGAAAAACCTAAAAATAAAAAGCAATAAAGAGAGGTTACAAGCTATGCTCTTAAATTTAATAGTTGCAGTAATTGTGGGTTTTATAATACTTATATTATGGGTATTAAAAGGAGTATTTGATTGCATAAGTACTATGGATCGAACAATAAAAAAACTAGCAAAAGTAAGTGACCTTTTACACGATAGACTTTCACGTGTAGAAAGATTAATGAACGATCGAGTAGAAGCAAAAAAGAACACGACTAAGAATGAGTAAGAAATACTATAGCACTAAAAGCGAATTAATTTTACAAAGTTATACCCCTGAAGCAATACAAGAATTGTTAAAAAGCGGCGAGTCTAAGTCAGCTGTAGCTCACGCTCTTGGAGTACATGCGAAGGCTTTTAACGAGTATATACAAAAGTATGGCCTAACTTATCAGTATTCTCGAAAGTCTAAAAGCGCTCGGTACAATAGAGAGCAGGAAAAACAATATGAGAAGAGGATACCTGTTAAGGATTTAAATTCAGAAGAAGCAGAAGACCCTGTTAAAAAGTTTCATGAAATGCTAGCCAAGAAGAGAGAGAAACGAACATTGCGTGAACTTAAAAACCCTTATGATTGGTAAAGTACAAGAAAAACGGCCGTTTTTTGGACACGTTAAAAACGGCCTCTTTATAAACCTAAAAGCATCCAATAACCCATTCCAATTATCTATGCTAGTTTTACCCTTATGTTTTATCTTTTCTTGTAGTATAAATTAGTTGACTAATATAAGTAATTACTTTATAATAACTTTTACCAAGTAATTAAAAAAATAATAATGCACTTAATAAATATAGGAAATTCCAAAGGGATTAGATTATCTAAAAATATTATAAACAAATATCATTTTGAAGATGGTTTAGACCTAATAGAAAATGAAGAAGGGATACAGCTTATTCCACTTAAAAAGAAGTTACGTAAAGGTTGGAATGAGTTTTTTTCAAAATATCATGATCAAGTTGACGTTGACTTAGAATTTCTTGAATTTGATATTGAGCGTTGGTGTGAAGATATTTAAACAATTTGATATTTGGTTGGTAACTTTAAATCCTACTGTTGGTAGCGAAATGAATAAAACTAGACCATGTGTAATAATCTCTCCTAATGAAATGCACTGGTTAAATACTGTAATAATTGCTCCATTAACAACTAAAGGGGTAAAAGCTCCTACAAGAGTGTCGTTTATTTTAAAAGGAGTAGAAAATTCGGTTGCATTAGATCAGATCAGAACTGTAGATAAAACAAGGATGATAAAGAAACTTGATACTATTCATTCTTCTACACAGAAAAATATATCTAACGTTTTAATAGAAATGTTTTCATTAGAGTAAAAATTTAGATAAAAAGAGAAGAAATTATGAGTCGTAGAAAAGATAAAACACTAGGTTTATAAAGAGGCAGTTTTTAATGTGTCCAAAAAACAGCTGTTTTTTCAACAATTCTAAATTAATTAAGACACACTCTTTTTAGATTTTTATTTGTTGATGTTTATTACTTTAAAAAATAATAAGCTAAGTATGTTATTAAATAATTATACATTTAAAAATTTAAAGTTAATAAAAAGTATGATTATGAAAAAAATGTCACTATTTCTTGGAACTTTACTTGTGAGTAATACAGCTTTAGCAGATAGTTACTCACAAGGAGAACAAACTACTAATTTCATTGTTACTCCTTCTTTAGCTTACAGATATGATGTGTTTAAATGGTCTATACCTGATGATATATTTCCACAAAAGAAATTATCTGAACTAGTATGGAAAAATCGTATTGTACAACCTAGTATCAAAATTGAAATTGAACCTAAATCAAACCAATTTACTTTTTTAAGTCAGGTTAAATATGGGTACATTTTAAAAAATTCAAGCAAATCTTGGGATTATGATTGGTATGTTAAGCAAGATAAAACGGGTAATGTTATATCAAAACCAGACTCAACTACTAAATCTCAATCTACAGGTAATATTCTTGATTTATCGGGAGCTGTAGGATATTCGGTAAGTTTATTTAACAATAATCTATTAACTTTTTATGTCGGTTATGATTATTCGGATTATAGAAATAAAAATTATGGTTTGCATCAGTTACTTTATAGAGAAGACTCAGTTTCATCTAATGAACTTGTTTCTAAATATATTTTTAAGACCCATACCCCATGGATTGGCTTATCGGTAAATAGCCCTTTAAGTGATAAATTCTCAATTATTCCAACAATAAAATTGTACTCTTTTAAATATGTTGGAAAAGGTTATTGGTTAGGCAGAGGGGATTTAAAACAAAATCCTAGTTTTAAACATAATGCTAGAGGAATAGGTCTAGGGTTTGATGTGGATTTTTTATATAAATACAGTGATAGCTTAGATTTTAAAATTAATCTAGAGACTAAAAAATTTAAAATGGAAAACGGGCGATATCAAATGTTTTACAATTCCCATGCTTTTGGCGGTGAAAGAGATGCTACCGATAAATTATTTAATTTAACTTTAATATCTTCTTCAGTTGCTGTGGGCTTAAAGTATAAATTATAAGATAGCTTATATGTGCCTTTTTAGAAACATCCAACTGGTTTTATGCAAAGTTTATAATAATTCTATTAATTCTATTTTTTACAAGCGTTGCTTTTATATACAATTAAAAGTTAAAGAACTAAATAATAATATTTTGTATAATTGAAATAAAATAGGTAATGTCATGAAGCGTTATGAATCAAAATACAATCCTGCCGCTAAAGAATTAAGTGAATATTTAAATAAAAATGCAAATAAGCAAAATATCCGTCCAGAAGCATTAAATATAATAACCAGTGTGCTTGAGGGAGTAGAAGTTACAGATAATCTTTTAGTTCAAAAAGATAACGTTATAAACCAAAAAACTACAGAGCTTCAAAACACAAAGCAAATACTACTTCAAAAAGAGCAGTTATTAATACAGAAAGATAAGAACTTAGGAACATTAAAAGAAACTGGAACTGTTGGCGAACTAAAAGAGTTTGTAGACGCTTTACATAAATTATACCCTAATTGGTATCCTGAAAGACTTGAAGATTGGTCTCCTGATACTTGGGGCAAACAGGTCATAGACAAAGGCGATTATAAAACCATTCAAGCAAACCTACCTGCTTATAGACAGCAGGTGCTAGAGAAAGAATTTATCGACATTTTGCATGAATTATACCCTAGTTGGTATCCTGTGAAATTTGAGGATTGGCCGTCTGATAGTTGGGGTAAAGGCGTAGTAGATAGAAAAGATTATAAAGCCATTGAAGGTAATTTACCTATTTACAAACAATGGTTAGCTAACAAGAAAGAATTGATTGAAATCTTACC